TCTACATCATCTAACGATGCTACGAACTCTTGAACTTTCACTTTTTCTTTGTACAACTTCTTAATTTTGTTAATCAACAATGTGTTCATTTGACTCACACTCTCTTTCTTTATTTGATACTCTTATTATACTACGTCTTAAAGAGAAAGTCAACAGTGTATTTATATTTATTCAGGGGCACGAAGTGCCGTCCCTAGGACCGAGCTTCTACTTTAGCACGTTAAACTGGTAAAGTAGGACCCAGTCGCACTTTGCCACGTTAAAGTGGTAAAGTTCCATAGGGTAATCCTTATATCATAATATACTAATATAGACCCAAACACTTTACCACGTTAAACTACTAAAGTTAACCTAGTTAACTTTATCACTTTAAACTAGTAAAGTGACCCACTCCACTTTACCACTTTAAACTACTAAAGTAACAATCATTCTTAATTCCTAATCATTCCTAACAAATAATTAAATCAATTTAAAATTCATTTAATTCCTAACTAATAACAATTCTTAATTAAAACTTATTCCTAACTACCCAACTCATCCTAATTAATAATTATTCCTAACAACAAATAAAAATTAATTAATAATTATTTCTAACTATTAATTAATTCTTATTCATATCAATTCATATTTAACTATTTATCTTAACTTAAACTCATTCCAAACTTTCACAACAACTTCATCTTCAACTTCTTCATCAATTCCATCTCTCACAATATTCATAAAACTCAAATCCATATTTCCTTCTTCAACATATTCTTCAAAACTCAAACCACTTTCTTCCAAATCATCTTCAAACAACTTTCTAATCACATCATTCATTTCTTTCACCTCATATCTTTCTATATACTTATTATACTACAATTCCTATTAAAACACAACAACTATTTAATAAAAATTTAATTATTTATATTAAATCATTCTCTTTCCACTCATCAATCAACTCTTTCTCAATCTCAACAAATCTTACATCATTCTTACTCTCTATTCCCCAATAATACTCATTATCATCTAATACTACTATCACATTCTCAACATCACCATCTACATTTATATACACTTTCCTCCCATTTATTCTATCTAACCACTTCTTTCTTAACTCATCACTTACTTCACCATCTAATTCCACAAAACTCAAATACTCATCTAAACTAAAAAACTCCATCTCTAAACCTCCTATTTATTTACTTCTTAATTATATTATACCACAACTCATACTATAAATCAACTATTAAATAAATAAAAATTAATTAATAATTATTCCTAACTATTAATTAATCTTTATTTATAACTATTACTTATTACTTATCAATACTATTAAATATTAACTCAAACTTACCATCTAACTTATCAAACACCAACATCAAATTTAACACACAATATTTTTCATTATCATCCAATCCTAACAACACATCATCCACATTTACATCTTCATCCAATAACACCAATAACTTATTAACATCCATAACCATAACCTCCTATAATTTATTTATTAATTATATTATAACATAAACACCAATAAAAAACAACAATTAAATTAAAAAATAATTATTACATATCTCTACATAATAATTATTTTCTATCTTCTATTAAATCACTTTTTCTACTTTCTTATACTCATCACTATTCTTATACTTCTTAACAACACTAAACACAAAACTATAATTACTATTCAACTCTTTACTAATCTCACCACAACTCTTTCCTTCCAATACCATCTTTCTAATCACATCACTCTTACTACCACTCTTTTTCTCTCTCATCTTACAACCTTTACTCACTACTCCATACACAAAACTAAAATGACACCCTCCTTCTCTACTAATCTCACTTACATCCATTCCCAAATCATACAACACTCTAAAAACTTCACTCTTACTCTTACATCTTACAACTTTACTCTTCTCATTATTCAAATTCTTCACAAACAACTCTACCAAATCAAACTCTACATTTACTACATCATTCTTAAACTTCATTTCTAAAACCTCCATTTATTTATTTCTTAATTATATTATACTACAAATACTACTATATATCAACTACTATTTTAATTATTTATTATTCCCACCCACCCACCCTAATCTTATAATCCCAATATATCCTCTATTATCTTTCTTTCAATCTCATCATCCTCTAACACAAATCTAACTTCATCATCTCTTATTACCACCCAATAATAACAATCATTTACAACCATTATCATATCTTCAAACTCTCCATCTTCATATACATAATAATCATTACCACCAACAACTTCATCTAAATCATACTCATAATCTAACTCATATCCTAAATACTTCTCAACATCTTTAAAATTATTAAACTTCATTTCAAACCTCTCATTTATTTATTTCTTAATTATATTATACATTAACTACTACTATAAATCAACTATTATTTTAACTTTATTTTCCCCCCTATATACACCCATCTATATACCCCCCTATATACCCCCCACATATATACCCTATATACCCCCCCTATATACCCCTATCATATATAACATATCTATATACTATACTATATACCATACTACTATACTATATATATTATATCATACTATACTACTATACTATATCACATATCAAACTAATATAATATTAATCATACTAAATTAATATAAATTAAAACATACTAAACAACTATCAATTAATTCATACTAAACTACTATCTAATCAATCATACTAAATTAATATAAATACTTTACCACATTAAACTAATAAAGCAAAACCACTTTAAACTAATAAAGTGGTGCAGTAAGTTGCTTTCCCACTCTCCCGTCATAACATACCGCATCTCAGTGATCCCACCCGAATGCGTGAAACGCATGAGGTCAGCCGAGACAAGCTGATAGCTTTGCACCCATTCCGAATATGCGCAGCATATGAGGCTAACGCTAGACCAGGAAGATAGCTTTGCACCCGCTCCCGCGGTCGTGAGAAATAAACTGCGCGGTCGCAGTCTAATACCATGTACAAATGTCCATGGACTGTTGGGATCATAGGTCCCAGACACAGCCGCCGGAAGCTAGCTACGCCAGTGGGCCCTCAACAAATGGTACTCAGGGAGGTAGGCCGTAGGTCGACCTCACTCGAGGTTTCTTTGGGCAACTAGGATCGAAGGTGCCTGTACCGTGCATAGATAGCGTCGCCGGCACGCGTAGAGATAATAAAAATAATTGGGATAATCGTTGACTTATTTCGACGAATATAGGATAATGTTAATATAGGATCTTGGGAGAGGAGAAATCAACAATGGCAACAGAATTAGCGAAATGGGATCAACCTTATGTCGATATGATGTCCACACTGAAAAGATATGTTGGACAATTACAGAACGCGCAACCTTTGGATACATATGGACGTCCAACGTCATTGGTCAATCCTCAAGCTCTGTTAGCGACGGGCTTCCGCACCCCCATAGATGACCTATTAGACAATCCTCCCGAGGGGGCAGTCCTTCCGATAAGTTATCTGGAGGGTCTGCCCACCATCGAAGGAATCCCGATCTGGGAACACATGGATGGAGAACCCATAGAGTTCTATGGACTGTTTAAACGTTATCGTAATATGCGCACAACGAAGGAATCACGAGCAGTATTTAAGCTCGCTGCGGAAGTCGGTAGTGCAGTCAAGCATGTCGAGATTATCCGACAGGCTTATCATTGGCAGGCAAGAGTCACAGCCTATGATAATTACGTAGAGCAGGAAAGACAAGAACAATTAGAACTCAGACGAGCTGAAATAGAACATAGACATGCTACTACAGCAGAACAGTTGTACCGAATCAGTTCTAAATATCTCCTCGAACACGAAGATTTACTGACACCTAAAGTTGCAATGCAAATGTTAGACGTGGCTGTAAAGCTAGAAAGAGCCTCCACTGGTATGGCTTCTATGGAAGGCAGAGGTGCTCCACGACAAATTCTGAATATTCAGAACAATGTGGGTGCCGTTAGTGGAGGATCTGGAGAAGCTCCTCAGCTAGTAACTGGGAAGCTAGAAGAAGACAAGACAAGACTGTCGCAGGTATTAAACGTTATGAACAAGTTGGGACTAATCGAGCCTGAGGCAGAAGTTGAGATTGTAGAAGCTGAGGTGATAGATGATGGAAGCCAACATTGATTGGAACAAAATCCACCAACTGAACGGAAAGCAAATACGAGAAATGTTGACGATGCTAGAGCCTAAGAGCTTAAAGTATAGTTTACATACTCCAACACCGAAACAACAGGTATTTATGAACCTACAGTGTAGGGAAGCATTCTTTGGGGGCTCCGCTGGTGGCGGTAAATCAGACGCGTTACTTATGGATGCGTTGCAATATAGCGACGTGAAAGGGTATTCGGCGATACTGTTTAGGCAGACATTTGCTGATTTAGTAAAACCGGGAGCTCTCATCGACAGAGCTAAAGAGTGGTTATCTCGATTTGACAACGTTGTATGGCGTGAGAAGGATCGTAAGTTCGAATTCATCGAACGATATGGACGACATACTGATACAGTATCGGTATTACAGTTCGGTTATCTGGAAAATGAGAACGACAAGTACAATTACCAGGGTGGTGAGTACCAGTATGCAGGATTTGATGAGCTCGTACATATGTCCGAGACCAACTATAAGTATATATTCTCACGACTACGTCGATTAAAGGGCGTAGACATCCCAATAAAGGTAAGAGGAACGTCAAATCCACCAGATGATGATCAGGGTATCTGGGTATATAACAGATTTGTTAATCCAGAGACGAAAAAGCCTGGTGTATTGTTCGTTCCTGCCGGTATGGACGATAACCCTTACCTAGATGCAGATGAATACCGAGAAATGCTGGAAGTTCTTGATCCAGTTACTCGAGCCCGTCTACGAGATGGTGTTTGGACTATTGTCCGTAAGGGGAATATGTTCAAAAGAGAGTGGTTTCAGGCAGTAGATATGCTACCTCCGTACCGACAAACTGTTCGATATTGGGATATGGCCGCTACTGATCCAGAAGTTGCTAAGAGAAAACGTAAGAGTGCAGATCCAGATTACACCGTAGGGATTAAAGTAAGTCACTATCGTGGAATATACTACATAGAGGACATCTTCCGAGTTAGAAAAGCTCCAGGAGAAACTCAAGTTGACCAAAAGCAGGTGGCTATGAGTGATGGCAAAAAGGTTCCGATCTGTATGGAACAAGAACCGGGTAGTTCGGGGATTATAGCTCTTAAACACTATGAGGACAATGTATTCAAAGGATATAAGTTTACAGGTATTAGAAGTTCTGGTAATAAAGTGGAACGAGCCAATCCAGTAAGTGCATTGGCAGCTAAGCAGAGAATTAAGATTCTAAGTACATGTCCGAATATTGTGGAATTCTTTAATGAAGCAGAGAGTTTTCCTGGTGGATCGCACGATGATATCATCGATGCTCTATCAGGAGCCATCGCAGTATTATCATCAACACCAAGTTACACGGGTCAGTTCCCAACAATAGTTGGAGAGCAGGTCAGTTACTGGGATGAGGCTTCGTACTACGGTTAATAGGGGAAGGAGGTGAAACAATTGTGAACGAAGAAGAGCGAGTAGAGAAGGTTCTATCTGAGTATGGTATTGCTGGATTCGACTTCAGTGGAGATTTTGTTCGAAATGACTTTATACCTCAACTAAACTGGCCACAGGCTGGCAAGGTGTTTGAGGAGATGTCTAAGAACGATCCTACTATCGGGGCTATTGTATACATGTCGAAGCAATTAGTAAGACGTGTAATGTGGCAGGTTGTTCCGGGAGGTGGATCTGCAACAGATTTAGAGGCTGCAGAGTTTATACAGACATGTATGGACGATATGGAGTCCAGCTGGGGCGACTTTATTGGAGAGGTGTTAACCTCGTTGGTCTTTGGTTGGAGTTATCACGAGGTGGTATACAAGATCAGAGCTGGTCGAAACAGAGATAAACGACTAAACAGTAAGTTTAAGGACGGTAAGATTGGTTGGCGCAAGCTTCCAGGACGATCACAATTAACGTGTTATGGTTGGGATATCGACCAAGAGAATGGAGAAATACTAGCTTTGTTGCAGCAGGCTGCACCAGATTACAGGATTCGACGGATCCCAATCGAAAAAGCCTTGCACTTCAAGACTGAAAACGAATTTGGTAACCCCTACGGCAGATCCCTTCTGAGAAATGCATATCGACCTTGGTTCTTTAAAAAGAGGATTGAGGAGATAGAGGGTATCGGGATTGAACGAGATCTTGCTGGTTTGCCTGTATTGATTCCACCAGAAGGTGTGAATATTTGGGAAGCCACAGATCCTGAGATGGTTGTATTGAAGAACCTATCAGAGCAACTCGTCAAGAACATCCGGAGAGACCAGTCAGAGGGCGTTGTGTACCCGTTTGGTTGGGAACTAAAACTTCTAAGCACAGGGTCACAGAGGCAGTTCGATACCAATGAGATACTAAACAGATATGATCAACGAATAGCCATTACGTTACTCGCTGATATCGTCATGTTGGGAGCAGATAAAGTAGGATCATTTGCGTTAGCCGATGTTAAGAAAAGTTTGCTTTGTGCTTCATTGGAAACATTGTTAGCTATTATAGCTGGAGTGGTCAATACACAAGAGATACCACGACTACTGGAAATGAATAATTGGGAGGTAGACAACTACCCCACGATCAAGCCAGATGAAGTTGAAACACCGGATTTAGAGCAGTTATCGAAAATGTTAACCTCAATGTCTAGCGTAGGTATGAATGTGAAAGACCCAGCATTGGAAGAGTATATCCGTAAGGTATCATCCATGCCAGCAAATGCTGCAGAGGTGCTCGAACTGAAACAAAAGATTTATGATAAGGGGCTGGAGTCGGCTTTAGAGCTGGCAGAAAATCCACCACTTGTTCAGACAGGATTACCAAATGAAAAGGAGGTACCAGTAGATGGAAAACCAGCAAAGCCTGAAGATAGCAAAGTCGAATGACGATGAACAACTAGTCTTTGGATGGGCATCGGTTGCGAAGGACGCCACTGGTAGTTACCCTCTTGATTGGCAAGGAGATATTATAGATCCAGAAACCTTAGAAACTGCCGTGTATAAGTTTAATTTAGACTTTAGAGAGTCTAATGACATGCACGCTCCCAACTCAGTTAATGGTGCTTTGGTTGAATCTGTGATGTTTACAAAAGCCAAGATGGCCACAATGGGAATCCCAGAAGGGATTGTACCTGAGGGCTGGTGGGTAGGTTTCAAGATCGACGATCGTGTTGCTTATCAAAAAGTCAAGAGTGGTGTGTATAAAATGTTCTCTATTGAGGGAACCGCCAAAAGGCAGGAGGTAGTCAATGACTAAGTTGTTAGACCTCATCATTACAAAAGTAGCACTTGTGGACGAAGGTTCATGTAGTGATGCTCATATTAAACTCTACAAAAGAAAGACCCAAGAAGGAGGGAGTATTATGGATTTTGAAACAATTGTAAAAAGTTTGCCAGAAGATCAACAGACTCTAGTAAACGAAGCTATCACTAAAGCCAAAGCAGAAGTTCCAGAAGGTTTAGTACCTAAGACCGATCTAGAAACCGCAGAAGCCAAAGCGTTAGCCGCAGAGGGTGAAGTAGCCAAGCTTAAAGCTCAATTGGAGGTTAAGACTGAAAACAAGTCAGCTGAAGAAATTCTGAAAAGCACCGACTTGGATCCAGCTATCCGCGCACTGTTAGAAAGTAACATTGCAAAAACCAAAGCTGCTGAAGTGGCTATTCAGAAAATGCAGGAAAATGCAGAAGCAGTAGAATTCGTAGCGAAAGCTAAAGAAGTTGCTTTTGTACCTGAAGCTGACGTTAAGGTAGTTGAGCTACTGAAGAGCGTTAAGAGCATTGACGGTGCTGTCGACAAAGTCATGGACATCTTGAAATCAGTAAATGTTCTGATTGAAAAAGGAAATGCCTTTAAAGAAGTAGGAACCGGTGGAACTGGAGCAACTGGCAGTGATGCTGACGCTGCTTGGGCCACGATTGAGAAAACTGCGGACTCATTAGTAGTCAAAGGTAATATCTCTAAAGAGAAGGCCATCGAGATGGTCATGGAACAACAGCCTGCTCTATATAAAACCTATGTAGACGCGCTGAGATCATAAGGAGGAATTTAGATGAAAGCATTCGAACAACCAGGACAAGCGATCACATTAATGCCAGCTACCACTATGGACGCTAATAAGCATAAATTTGGTGTTGTTGACGCTAACGGTAAGTTAGCTTTAGCTGGGGCAGGCGTAGCAGCCGCTGGAGTCATCCAGATCCCAGGTATCGTAGGAGAACCTACACGAGTTATGACAAATGGTGTATCATTTATCACCATCGGTGCTACTTTAACCGCAGGGCAAGAAGTAGAGAGCAATGCTGCAGGATTAGCTATCCCACTGAACACAGGAAAGTCCTTAGGGATTTGCTTGGTTGGTGGAGCTGCTAACTCTATTGGCAGTATTCTATTGAAATAAGGAGGATTAAAGGATGCCAACAAGACAACAGATCCATATTGACAGAGCGCTAACCAATATCTCGGTAGCGTACATGCAGGATGCTTCAAACTTTATCGCAGATAGAGTATTCCCAATCATTCCTGTACAGAAACAATCTGACTTGTACTTCATCTACAACAGAGGAGACTTCTTACGGGATGAGGCTGCAGAACGAGCCGCCGGAACAGAATCGGCTGGGGGCGACTACAACATTGAACAATCAGAACCATACTTCTGCCGTGTACACGCTTTCCACAAAGACATTAACGAGCAAGATCGTGTGAACTCTGATGATCCATTAACACCAGACATTGACGCTACCGAATTCATTTCCGGTAAGCTGTTGATCAAACGAGAAGTCCTTTGGGCTACTAACTTCTTTGGTCCTAGTATCTGGGGTAAAGACGTACAAGGTGTGGCTTCTGGTCCTACCGCTGGTCAAACTTTACAATGGGATTCAGCTACATCTGATCCAGTTAAGGTTATCAAGTTCGAATCTACCAAGATGAGTGAGGGCACTGGCTACAGACCAAACACACTGGTACTTAGCCCATACGCCAAAGATGCTCTGTTAGAACATCCAGACGTATTAGATAGAATCAAATACACACAGAAGGGTATTGCTTCTATTGACCTACTTGCTCAGCTGTTCGAAGTTGAAAATGTGTATGTAGCAAATGCTATTTACAATACTGCCGCTAAGGGTGCAACCGAAGCTACTCAGTTTGTAATGGGTAAACATGCATTACTGTGTTATTCTGAAAAACGTCCTGGCTTGAAGAAACCATCCGCTGGTTACATCTTCGCTTGGAAGGGACTTAAGGGCGCTGGCGCTTACGGTAACCGAGTTGTACGAATTCCTATGCCTTGGTTGGGAATGGATACAGAACGTGTTGAGGGAGAAATGGCTTTCGACATGCGTAAAGTAGCTGCTGATCTAGGCGTCTTCTTTAAGGACATTGTAGCCTAATGTATTTGGGAACGGATGGCGGGCTCTTCGTAGTTCGCCGACCATTCAAAGCTCATGGCGTTGTATATCTAGTAGGAGACCTTATCAAGGATCCTACTGAGATCAAGTTGTTTAGATCGCGACTGGTTGATAGAGATGTCATCGAGTTCATCCCTGGACAGGATAAAGTCAATGCAAATTGGCTAGACTACCTTGAAGCCCGGACTCAGGCCAAATTAGATCCACAAATCTACCTTCTAAGTGGCAGAGAGCCGATAAAAGAAGAAGTAGCCGAAGTGGAATCTCCTCCGGTAGTAGCTCCGAAAGTTGCTCCAAAGGTAGCTCCCAAAGTGGTGCAGTCTGCAGTAAAGAAACCAACTACGAAGTAGGAGGTGACTTATGTCTTGGACGTATACAGGAAATCCGAATGCGGATGACTTGAGTATGGTTAGATTCCTGATTGCTGATACTGACGTCGATGACCCCAAGTTATCGAATGAGGAGATCAATGCATTTCTAGGAACGAACGATACGGTAGAGTACGCAGCCCTCGTGTGTGTGAAATACTTAGTTACTAAGTATGCAGGAGAATGCGATTATAAGATCGGACCTGAATCGGTAACTGCGTCTCAGCGGTATAAACAGTATAAACAGCTGTATGCTGAGATGAAATTCGATCAGTCGATCAAAAACACAATTCCACAAATGGCAGATCTAGGAGTACCGATCTTTCAGGTTGGTATGATGGATGACGACGGTGGTTGCTAATGGATGCGCAAGTTCGCAAACGTATGAAGCAGGATATCACCTGGTGGAAGAAAACCGGAGAGGTTGACGGAGACGGCACTTGGGCTGCTCCTGAGGTGCTGAAAGGGTATAGTGTTCCTAGCTATAAAGTAATAACTAATAGAGAGGGAACAGAAGTACAAGTAAACACTGCCATTATAATGGACGCCAAATATCTATCAAAGATACATGACCAGGACGAAGTCGCAACAGACTTCATATCCAGAGCCACAGTACAGGCGGTTATCCCCTATCCGTCGCTCGGTAATGGGTATGAACTGATCCAGGTGATGATATGAAATTGGATATACAGATTGACGGCGTAAAAGAATTCACAAAGTATTGTGGACGAATTGAAGCAGACGTAGAAGCGAAGAGCCGAAAATATAGTCTGCAGGCAGCCCAAGAAATCATGAAGGAGAGTCTAGAAGAGGTACCAAGAGAAACTGGTGCCCTCGCTGACTCTGCTTTCATAGAACAAGAAGGTACCACTGTGGTGTTTGGATACGGTGGACCTAATGTTCAGAATAACGAGAAGTCAAAAGAATTAACTGAAGAGTATATGGTAGCCGTACATGAACGATTGGATGTTAAGCATCCAGTTGGAAAAGCTAAGTTTCTAGAAGACCCAGTGAATAATCACTCAGACTCCTTCTTCACAAAGTTGAGTGACCAATTCCTAGGCTGGTTAGGAGGGTGACATGGATCTGCTCGAGGCAATCATTGACTACATTATAGTAGCAGGCTACGCTACTGTCAAGGATACAGATATCTTTAAAGATACATCACCTGTATCGCCGGACGAGCTCGTAGCCGTATACGAATACAATGGTACTCCAGTTGCAGCATTTACTGACATGAGTGTCCGATCTGTACAGGTTACGGTAAGGGCAAAGAAGGCAGCTGTAGCGAAAACAAAAATCTGGAACATCTACAGATCTATGCATAAAGAAGAACTGATGATCACCTTGGGTGGTAAGACTTGCTTAATAGCAATGAGAAACACACCCATTAAGATTGATGTCGACGAAAAGCATAGAACTATATTTGCATTCAATTGTGGTATAACCACAAACATTAATTAAGGAGGAACTTTACATGGCAATGAGAATAGGTTGTGATAACCTAGTTTATGCACTTATGACGGCTGAGGATACAGCATTAGCTGCTCCTACCTATGGAACGATTAAAAAAGCTCCAGGTGTCATGAGTCTTAACATTAATCCTAACGCATCAATGGAGACTGCGTTCTTCGACGATGGTCCTGGAGATACAGCAGCAACCTTGGGTAAGATCGAGGTTGAAATTCAAAAGAACAGCTTAGATACCCAGATCAAAGCTGACCTATTAGGTCATAAAATTGATACTAATGGTGGACTCGTATCTGCTGCTAATGATACTCCACCATGGGTAGCTATTGGCTTTAGAACACTTAAGTCTAACGGAACATACAAATATGTCTGGTTATACAAAGGTCGGTTCTCTGACCCAGAAGACACCAACGAAACCAAAGGTGATAGCATTAACTTCCAGTCTGATACCATCAAGGGTCAGTTTGCTAGTTTAATCTTCCCCATTACGGTTGACGGTGTGGCCAAGAAGCCCTGGAAGTATGAAATTGATCAAGAATTTGCTACGGCTGATGCGGACATCATTGCAGACTGGTTTACCAGTGTTATGATGCCTAACGCAACACCTACACCTTAGGAGGAAGTAATGGCTAAAGTCGCTGATGTAAAGAGAAATGATATCAAACTGACATTAAGCGACGGGATTGAGCGTGATTTAAAATTCACGCTCAACTCGTTCGCTGAATTAGAAGACTCGTACGGTTCTATTGACGCTGCTTTCGATAAGCTGGAAAAGGAGAATAGTATGAAAGCTCTTCGATCAATTATCTGGGCTGGGTTGCTTCATGAGGAACCAGCATTGACAGAAAAACAGGTCGGTAATCTTATTGATATGAGATATATGCAAGACCTAGTAGATACATTAGGAGAAGTACTGGAGCAGGATATGCCAGCACCAGAACCTCTTAAGGCACTAGACCCAAACGTAACCGTCCCGAAATAGATCCTTTCAAAAAGGATGAGTGGGACTGGCCCTATATTCTTTATATAGGACGAGTTGCTCTCGGTTATCGGGACAATGAAATTTGGAACCTCACACCCCGATTCTTTAAGGCACAGATGGATGTACACATATATGTGAAGCAACTTGAAAGTGGTGAGGCTCCTGAAAGAGATGACTCTGTCGGGTACATTGACCAACTTAGCGGTTGGTAGTTAGGAGGTAAAGTATGGCTAGATTTGCAGATCTAACAGCTAGACTGCGATTAGACACATCAGGACTTAGAAATGGACTAAAGAGCGCTTCCGCATCCGTACAGCAATTCTCTACTGACATGCATGAGAAGATCAAAAATAACATGGTTGCTCCTATCAAGGACGCCAAGTTTCAATTCAAAGATGTCGCTCGTATTGTACAGGGTATCTTGCTATCGCAAGTATTTTATGCAGGATTGGGAGCCATCAAACAATCAATAAATGCTGTATGGGAATTCAGCAAGAGTCTAGAATATGCAGATATGATCTACTCAAACCTTTTTGGGAGTACGGCACTAGCACAGGAGTTTATTAATGTATTAAAAGACTTCTCCGCTATTACGCCTTTCTCATTTAGTGAGGCAGAAGCTGCGTCTAAAAGGCTGCTTGCTTATGGTATACAGTACCAAAATGTAATGTACGTTATGCAAGGCGTCTTGGCTGCCTCAACAGTACAGAATAAGCCAGAAGCCATTGAGCCAATATCCAGAGCCTTGGGGCAGATCTACACAAAGGGCAAGCTCATGAACGAGGAGCTAAGACAGCTTGCAGAAGCCGGAATCCCAGTGTACGATATCCTGAGGGAAAAGTTAGGATTGACTTCTGAACAGATTGCTGAGATAGGAGATCAAGCAATACCAGCAAGTACAGCAATTAATGCTCTAGTTGATGGTATCAATGAACGATTTGGATCTTCTCTAGCTCAGTCAGCACAAACGACTACAGGTATTATCAGTAATATCAAAGATAACGCTCTTATGCTTTTCTCTGGTATATTCACACCGCTGTTTGATCAAATTCATGATGCCCTAGCTATCGTTGGGGATGGTATGGATAAATTACGAGCTGCCTTTGATATAGGTGGCATTGGCGGAGTGTTCGAAGCTTTAATTCCTCCAGAGTTCCGTAATGAAGTAAAACTGCTAATTGTCAACTTGATGAGTCTCTGGTCAGTACTTAAGACTGGATTAACTCTCGGGATGCAGATCTTAGGGCAGATGATCGTACCGATCATGAGAGCTCTGAATGCGGTGCTACCAATCATCAATGCGGTAACTGGGACGGTAATTAGTTTGCTAAGTATGCTAGCGTCGAACACGCAAATTGTACAAGTTCTCACCACCATGGTACTCGCTGCTGCGGGAGCCTGGATGATGTATAAGACTCAGATGCTACTTGCTGCATTGGTAACCACCCTAGTAAAGGGCATGTCTACCGTTATCGGTGGTTTAGGTACAGCTCTATCCTGGATTGCTTTACATCCAGTGTGGGCGGTCTTCGCCTTAGGTATTGGTCTATTGATTGCTCTTACGGGAGCAAGTGAACGTCTACGAGCTTCGATAGCTGGTCTGTACGGCTCCTTCTTATCATTAGGTGGAGTTGACTATAAGCAAATATTGATGCCAGAGACGAAACAAAGAGCGGCTGACTTAACTAAGTTCAACCAAGCTCTAGATACCACAAATGACAATATGAGTAATCTAGCAGATAGTACAGGTAATGCGGCCAAGGCAGCTAAAAGTCTATTTGCTTTTGACGAAGTATTCAAACTCACCAACCCAGACGAAACCGGAGGAGAAACTGTACCAGGTATTGAGGTTCCAAAGGTACCTGATATTGGCCTTCCAGAGGTCACTACTCCAGAGACTCCAGACTTTACAGAGTATGTAGGTAATATCTGGGAATCACTTAAGAACGCACTGTTGGGTAAGAACTTCTTCCAATTGATTAATGACTTCTTCTGGGGACCACTTAAAGACGCATTTGGCTGGTCCAATATGCAAACTATTGCAGTTGAGTTCTTAACCGGGTTTGGAGCTGTACTAGGTGGTATCGGAACTGGTATCATAAAGCTATTGGGCGCTGCAGGCTGGGCAGATATCAAGTTTGCTGTAGCAGCGATTGTCCGAGAGTTTATGGAGGGCGGCTTTAAAGATGGGATGGCAGGAATTGGTGCCGTATTCAAGGCTGGTATAGAGGACGTAGGATTATTTACAGCACTTAAGAACGGCTTCAAAGGACTACTCAAGGGAGCGATTGTAGGAGCTATTGTAGACCTAGTTGTAGGTACGATAGCAGCTCAGTGGGCTGAGAAAATTCGAGAGATATTCAAGTTATCACCATCTGCGTTGGAAAATGCTGGATGGGGACAACTCATACTAGGCACCTTAGGTGGTATCATAGGTGGTCTTGTCGGAGGGCCTTTAGGAGCTATAATTGGTATTGCTATTGGAGACTTAGTAGGTTCTGTACTTGGAGTCTTCTGGGACAGAACAGTAACTGAGCTAGCAGCTATACCTGCTGGTTGGTGGAAGATGATCACTGACGCGTGGACTTTCGATGATAAGGAGTCTATGGCAGAAAGAATCTTCGACTGGTTGAAAGCCAGCTTTGCTGTAGCATTCTCTGCTGTGTTAGTCCCACTCCAGATTCTATGGACTGGATTACTCAAGCCACTGATCGACGGTATCGGAGCACTCTTCGGAGTCGATGTTACTGGCACGATAGCTTCATTCTTTGCTAACTTTGGCACAAACGTAGAAAACTTCAGAAACACAACTGGTCCAGCAATTATGGGCTGGTGTGAAGAAACCGGAACCGCATTTGTGAATTGGCGAGCTGGTGTTGGTGAAACTATCATGGGTTGGTGTAATGATGCAGGAACTGCATTCGTTAACTGGCGAGATGGAGTAAACTTAGGCTTCACTACATTCTTCTTAAATGTATGGACTGGCTTTACTACATTCTTTACGAATGTAAGTACAGGATTGGTCACATTCCTAACGACAGCATGGACGAACATAACAACCTGGTGTACTAATACGTTTACAGGATTCACAACTTGGATGACAAACTTGTGGACTGGGTTTACAACATTCTTTACTAATATCGGAACCGGCTTGATTACATTCTTAACCACAGCTTGGACTAACATTACAACTTGGATCACAAACACATTTACGAGCTTCACAACCTGGTTTGCTAACAACGCAACGGGCTTTACGAACTTCTTTTCAAACATACTAGGACAGCTAGGTGGTTGGATTGGTGGAACGATTGGAGCCATTGGTGGTTGGATCGGAAGTACTGGTGGACAGTTTAGTGGTTGGTTTGGAAGTATCATTGGAGGCTTTGCTGGATGGGCAGGTAGTGTTCTAGGTACCATTGGTAGTTGGATAGCACAGGCTGCTGGAGCATTCTCCGGATGGTGTGGACAGCTATCAGGTATGTTTAATGGCTGGTGGGCAGGCGTCATCAATGGATTCTACAACTTCGGTGCTGGAATCTACAATGCTATCGCAGGCTGGATTGGACAGGCAGCAAGCCTAGTGCAAGGATTGGTTGATACTGCTCAAGCAGCTGTGTCTGCCATATCATCAGTATTCAGCTCAAGCAGCTCTGGATCCTATTCGGTAACCTCATCACTTGGTTCCTCTGCTGGCATCGGTCATGCTACCGGTGGTGTATTCAATCGAGAGCATATGGCCAACTTTGCTGAGGGTAATAAAGCGGAAGCCATTATTCCATTGGAGAACAATAGTGCAATGCAACCATTCGTGGATGCCGTAGCTAATGGCTTAACAGCTGTACTAGCTCCTATGATGGCAGGCAATTCAAACAATCAAGAACAGAAGCAACCTTTATACGTAGGCACATTGATTGCTGATGATAAGGGTCTGAAAGAACTTAATCGCAAGATGCAAGTGATTCAACTAGCAGAGGATGCTAGGAAGGGGTAAGTATGGCAAACTTTACAATCAATGGTACTGCTATTAAGAACCCTACCACCTTCAAAAAAGAAAGATACAATATCACTACCTTGGAGCGTCTAGCAGACGCTTCAATGGCTGGTGATCTAATAGCTCAGAAACGAAAATTTTATTTCACCTATGATGCTATTACAGGACACGACCTAGATACAATACTTGATGTTATCTGGGAGAGTGCTGCTCTATTCTTCACGTTGGGCTATCTCGAAAATGGAACTAGCAAAACAGCTGAAGTTTATGTTGGATCTATTCCATCAGAATTGCATAGAGCTGGAGTATCTTCCAATTGGGTTTGGAAGGGTGTTAACTTTAATCTTATAGAAAGGTAGGAGGATGTATGGCTAGAAGATCAACAAACGATGATTACAATGCAACTAGTAGGAACCTCCTCCTTAAAGTAGAAATCTACTTTGATGGTCTATCTAATCCACCTCTGGTTGTAACTCGATCCAATTATCTCATGACCTGTTCTGGACTAGAGGAGTCCGGAGCTGAAGATGCAAATCCATTAGGAGCTATATCAGCTAATGAGGTTGACATTACTCTGTTCAGCCAGAACGGAATGTTTAACCCAGCAAATACGACTAGCCCCTACTATGGTAAGATGATATTAGATCTACCCCTTAAGGTGTTTATTAAACCAAATGATGATACAGTTGATTGGGATCCATTAGGAGTATTCTATGTTACGAACTGGTCTGCTCCCAGTGCTGGGACTACAGCAGATATAACCGCCGCGGATGAGTTGCAAAAGTTGTTTAGACTTCCTCAACCGAATATACCAGTCACTCGTAATCAATCGTTCATTAACTTTTTCGAACAAATCTTTACTGCTCTTGGATTTACCGCAGAAGTAAGCGATCTATTGATCGAAGAACTCAACTTTACGTATGCAAATGATAAACCACGGGTGCTATTACAGGAATTAGTAAGAGCTGCAGTGGCTTATTGCACAACAGACAAAAATGGTAAGATCGTGGTGAAACCCTTCTTGGGTAATGGAGCCATAGTAGCCACTATCACTGATAGTGATCAGATCAATGATATTAAGCTAACTCAATCAGTGTTGAAAACCTATGATGGGGTACAGTTAATTTATCATACTCATCAATTGTCCGAACAACAGACAGTTGTAGATTTGAAAGGAGTACCAGTTGGTGCTGGGACTAAGGTACTAGATACCGTCTCATTCAGTAAAACACCACTATTAACCGTTACCGGGATTAAGACTACAGCAAAACCAAATATGCTCAAGATCAATCAGTATGAGGCAACAACCAAAGATATCGTATTAACCGTACAGAATGATGGAGCACAGATGGATTGTGATATTAATGTACGAGGAATCGTAGTTGAGACCGTTGCTACCGTATTAGCTGAAATGTGCAATAACCCATTGAAGCTAGAAAGTCTCTTTATTCAGAACGCAGCGTATGCTACCAAGTATCAAGAGTTAATGAAGAAGTTTGTAAACAATCCACTTCCGACCATTGAACTAACAGTTCGAGGTAACCCGCTGCTGTCTATCGGAGACAAGGTATATGTAGACAGTAAGAAGTACAAGTTGAAGTATACTGGGATCGTGCAGAGACACACGTATGAATACTCAGGTGGTCTAACGAGTAAGTTAACACTGCTAAATGCATTGATACTGGAGGGATAGTATGGCATATGGAAAAAGCATATTATCCAGTATTCCTGCAGATTGGGTCGTCGAAAATGGATCACTAACTAACACCACAATGGTACTCCAAGCTAATGGTTCAGCTCTTTATAGCATTAAACTTGAGGATACGGAGAAGCTACCAGAGACGGCAGAAGTTACTATTGTTACCACCACATTAGGGATACTGGGTAATAGAGTGGATGTTATCGGGGTACTCGATGACAACACAGTAGTGGCACATCAGTTACCGTTAGTAGACACCGGCAATGGTATCTACACAACTATAATTGATTTCCCTGAAGAGTCCTATGTATCTTTTACATTCAAGGTCAGCTCCAAAGAAGGATTAACCATTACAGAGTGGTCTCTTAATACTCCAGTGTCTGCGGATTTCACTGAGGTCATCAATGGTGTCAAGCAAGAGATTCCTAAGCTACTTTGGGATTATAATACCTTAGAGTTTCAAGTCGGTCAAGAAGAGTGTACTGTCGGAATGATATCGGCTAGACTCTCAAAGAATGGAGACCTACAAGGACATCTACAGATTAACTTCACAGCCTCAGAAAATTCAGTTGTAGTCATTCGTATATTTGATAATGAGATACAAGAGCTATACTCCCCTATCGAATATGTTGTCAAGAGAGGACGAAACTCGGTTGGTATACCTCATTCGTATCTTAAACGTAAGATCGGCATTCATAACTTCTTAGTTACGATGCAAACAAGAACAGGTACCCTGACGGTTGAGACTCGAGGCTTTCTGTATACAATAGATGGTGGCTACTTAGCTACACGAGTAGTCGATGTGGGTTATGAGTTGTATGACTTAACAATTAAGCAGTTACCAACGGAGCAAGATCCATCTGAAATTTATGCAGTGTGCATAGATGATGGAAAAGCCTTAGTGCGAAAACGCATTCTTAATGAAGAAGTAGCGATCGCGTGGGAACCAGTATATATTATAGAGGATGCTATACAGGCTTGTATAGAGTTTCACGGATTGTGGATTCTACGAGATGGCGAGCAGGGATTTACATTAGAGACGGAAGAGGTACCGTTTGTGGTGTGGAGGGACGCTACTAATGTGCTGTGGTCTCAGCGAGGCTCAGATGTTACTACTAAGTTTCAAATGGCTGCTAGCGTGTCAGACATATCCTTATGTATGAGTTATAACTTTGCTCCTGATATACAGTACGATCAAGGTGTTGTATGCACCTACATCAAAGATGGTAAAGTCTATTATAAAAATTTATGTAGGCAAGATATGGTAGGCACCTTGGTGTGGAGCGCTGAAAGAGAACTTGTAGTACTGGGCTCTGGCAATACGGATGTTATGGTAGCTAGGCTCAATGATTACAGAACCGTTATTAATGCTGTAAATAGTAAGTCTCAGTGGCTTGTAAGTGCTCGTGGCTATGTTGGGCAATCTATTAAACCTGAGAGGTTCTATTTAGGTATGAAACAGGCAGCACTGCAGCCATTCACAATAACTGAAATAAAAGATATATCCATTAACAGTAATGAGGTATTTAGTGTTGCTGAAGTCCCAACAGATAATCCCCTTAATATTTTGTGGTATGGGACAGAGACTCCAACTATCACATCCTTTAGTATTACTAGTTATTTGTGGTCTTCCCCATTTACTATTGAACTAACCTGCTCACATCCTTTGCTTCTAAGTGAACACTATGCTAATAACTTTAAAGTCTATAAAGCTTCTGGGTTATGCACAGTAGTAGATGTAAGCCTCATGGGGGCAGTAGTAACTCTAACAATAGCGGACACTATAAGTGTTATGGATACTGTTACCGTGGCATTCAGGGGTAACACTGCTGTACGTTATGTCGCATACAATGACTTTATTCTGCCTGTGCCAAGTATGAGTGTATCCGTAGGCAACCCTGTTATGACTGTAAGAGAGCTATTTAGTCTTACTACCGCTGCTGCCAGTTTGCTGCCAATCACCACGACAGCATATGTAGATATGGATGCTTTGGTAGCAACTGACACTTTCATACTAACACACACAGTAGCTAACATTACTACCATAGATGCTACATTAGTTGGTGATTTTCCACTCTAGAAAGGATTCTAATATGATACAAATAAAAAATAACTATCAGTTTGAACTTGTTGACAGTCAGACTGGTGAAGTAAAACAAACAGTAGAATGTCACAACACTGTATTAAGTGCCGTGATAGAGAATATGAAAAAGGGAGCGTTCTATATCCCAAACACGATTTCTCTAGGTACAGCTACAGGTATAATTTGGCGGTATGTTACAGACGCTTCTGAGGGGTTATCTGGAGCATCTAATGTATTAACTGTAACTTATCCAACAGCTAAACGTGTTTTAAAATTGACAGTTGCAGCCAGTCAAGCAAATGGGGCACTGACTAGCTGTTATCTTGGTCAATACGGTAGTTGGAATTCACGATCAGACACATTGTTAACGTCTGCATTATTTACTGATGCTGAAGGTAATCCTATAGTAATAAACAAAACAGCAACAGACATATTAAATGTAACGGTCACAGTACAGTATGTGTACACACATATTCAGCATCCAAAAGAAGGCACAGAGGTATTTATGTGCCCAGGAGACAAGTGTGCACTATTTAATAACTTAATTGGTAACTATGGCGGAATGTACGCAGGCTTTTCTATGTATGCTGCTAGTAAGTATGACGAGCGTCAGACAAAGGTAAACGCTAACTCAGACACAGCCACTGGCACAACATTAGACGGTGTGGCCAATAGACAGGGATTAAAACTACTGTATAATAATGGTGATGGACATCTGGGATGGGAAATACGCTCACTCTTTATTGCTGGGCTTGGCGCATTTAACATAACTGAGACATCATTTCCTCCAGCACCATTTCCCAAGTATCAGGTAGGAGTAGGAGATGGCACAAATAAAGAGTTTCACATCAAAACACCCAGCTGTAAGGAAGGCACACAAAAGGTATACATAAATAGTGTGTTAAAGACTGAAGGAGTGGATTACACCTTTTACCCCTACAACGTAAAAGATTTTATGCAGAACTGGCTAAGTGGGGATAGAACGTTAGCTTCATACCCTCCAGAAGGCTCTAGTCATTACTCTTGGGACTACATGGGAGGACCCTTCTACCCATCAGTATATAATTGGGATCAGTATAAAACAACACCGCTGCCTGTTGTTTTTGATTTCTTACAAGCTAAGACTGTGAATGCTGTAATAGTTAGTTCAGTAGATGGTCAGCATTACCAAAAAGAGTCAAATAATGTAAAAATAGAGTACTCCACCGATGGCACTACTTGGGCTGTATTTACGCCAGTGACCGGTTTGGCTGTAGATACACCCGTGGTATTTCCTGAGGTTACTGCTAGATATTGGAGAATCACTGGCAATGCTGCTACATACCCATATTATAGTAGTACTGGACTTAAGGGTTACGCATTGCTGTTTGGCTATTATAAGCCTAGTATAGTCTTTACTGTTGCACCAGGAGTTAACGATGTAGTAGAAATAGAGTATAGCCTTAAGTATCCATTTAAGAATGACAGATATACCATCTCTGCTGGGTACACGTACGAGTTCAATGTAGGATAGGAGGCGCCATGGCGTATGGAAATGATTTACTATCTCACGTGCCTGCAGACTGGATTGTAGATAATGCAAGTCTTACCAGCTCATCCATAACGCTTGAGGCGCACGGCACGGCGGCACTGAAAATTGCAAACCTCGACACCATGCCAGATGGACTACTACTGGTACTCATCGCAGAAACTTATGGCTCAGCTGATAAAGCTGAGCTCTTAGTTGAATACACTGATGGAACAGTCGTATCTCATTACGTACCAGTGGTGGATACAGGTAACGGTATACTCAAGACTGAGTTGCTTGTGCCTGAGGGAGACTTTAAGGAATTACAATTTGTAGTTTCCTCCACTGAAGGATTAGTCATAAGTGAGTATTCACTACTCGCCCCAGTGTCGGAAGACTTTACAGAAGTTATTGATGGTGTGAAGCAAGAGATTCCGAAATTGCTGTATGACTACAACACCTTGGAATTTCAAATAGGTCAAGAGGAATGCACAATCAGTATCATATCAATGAAGCTAAGTAAGAACGCTGATCTACAAGGACACCTGCAGATTAACTGTACGGCCAGTGAAGACTCAGTAGTTGTACTCAGAATATTTGATAATGAGATTCAGGAGCTATACACTCCAATAGAGTTCACAGTTGAGCGAGGTAGAAATAGTGTAGGCGTGCCACACTCATACCTTAAACGGAAGATTGGAATTCACAATTACGTAGTTACAGCCCAAGTTAAGACTGGTACTATTACAGTAGAAACTAGGGGTGTACTATACACCATTGATGGTGGCTACATGGCAACCAGAATTATGGATGTTGGTTATGAATTATATGATCTCACACTGAAGCAGCTTCCCGAGGAAACAAAGCCATCTGAGATCTGGGCTGTCTGTATTGATGAAGGAAAAGCATTAGTGCGTAGCAGACCGTATAACGAAGAAGTTGCAGTGGCGTGGAATCCAGAGTATATAATTCAAGATGCCATGATGGCATGTATTGAGTTTCATGGTCTCTGGATCCTAAGAGATGCCGCGATTGGGTTCACGTTAGAAACAGAGAATGTGCCACACGTAATGTGGATAGATAGCACTGGTAGATTATGGGATCAAAAAGGTCCAGATGAAACTACCAAGTTTTTATTAGCAGAAGGTGTTTCTTACCTTAGTGCTTGCATGGGTTATAATTATGCTCCTGAGATACAGTATGATCATGGCATTATATGTAGTTACATTAAGTCAGGAATAGTATACTATAAGAATCTAGGCAGATCTAATCTAACTGGCAGCATGTTATGGTCAGCTGAACGAACAATAGACCAGTTTGGAAGTAACAACACATTAATCATGTCCGCCAGACTAAATGATTACCGAGTGTGTATAGGCAGTAATACTAAATGGTTTGTAAGCAACAGAGGCTACGTAGGGCAGAGTGTTAGACCTGAATTGTTCTATCTAAGTACACACAAAGAAACAGCACATGTAGCTGTAACTACTTACTTAAACATCACAGAAAAGTTTATTACCTCTCCACCTGAGGGTAGTAGCTTAGTAATCTTACCTGCTATGGATAGTATCACAGTAGCCAATTATGATTACGAGGCAGTCATTGCTGAGACTACATTAAGTATCTTATCCAATGAGATTGTCTCACAGAGTCAGTTTAAGATTAATTTCAATGTGCCTATTAGAGTGTCAAATAATGCAGAACGTTTTGTGTTGGCAGCTACACCTAGTAAGCAATATAGTGTAGCTAGTCTTGTCGCAATTGATAATAGTATAGTTGTAACACTAACTGATGTAGTGGATACCTTAGGGCCTCTAATTATAACCATCACAAGTGTGCCACTGATTAAGTATAAGGCCAATAGCCTGTTTTGGCGAACAATACCAAAACAGATATGCAATGTTTATATCAGAGCACAGAAGCCTACAGATGAGGTATCGTTGACCACTAACAATGATGCTCACGTGCATCCAATTACATACTTAACCATACAAGAGATTACAAGAGTTGCTCCGTCAGAAGCAGTAGAGCTAACAACGGCACAGGCTAGTGCTAGTGTAGTTATTACAGACTATATCCTGATAGGAGACACGCCAATATAGGAGGAGAGTAATGCAAAAAACAAAAAATGAGTACCACTTGTGCTTAGTAGACGCACAGACGGGTAAAACAAAACAGGAATTAACTTTTCATAATGTAGTGACAAATAAGGCTTATGACGGTTTACTGATGGGTAGAACTCCAAGTAGTTCCATTAACATAGGAATAGGTAGCGGTACTCCCTCACCTACAGACACTTCATTGTTTACCTGGTTGTGGTCTGGGACATCCTCAATAACCGTATCACAAGCAAAGGATCAGCTTATATGGACCATGACACTGTCTATACCTGCAGAGCAGTGTGTTGGTAACTTAACTGAACTTGGTATAGGTAGTAGAGACTCCTTAGCTACACATGCTATGTTCGCTGATAGCGAAGGTAATCCGATTGCGATTAATAAAACTGCTACAGATATACTGTATATTACTGCGATACTACGCTACTCTTTCTTTAGCACGCCGCATCCAGATGAGGGCACAACTTTCTTTGCTGCTAATTGGAGCTGGCTGTATGGTCCAGTACAGTACTCCAATAACTACGCTAATGTGTATGCACTACTACGTGAACCGGAGGAGTACGAATTAGGTATTAGAAATGGTTATTTCTATATTGGTAAAGCTTTTATAGTGTCTGCTGGAGTAGTTAGTGCAACAATAGAACTAAATTATACAACATTTAACGACTGGAATAATGGTAATGGTTTTGAAATCGCTGGCTTTCTAATTGAGGGTATTGGTATGATCAAGGTTACGCCTGAAGTATTTCCAAGTAGAGCGTTTGGTAAGTATCAGGTAGGGGTAGGAGACGGGACAAATAGATATTTTGATATTAAAACCCCCAGCTGTAAAGCAGGTACACAGAAAGTTTACATTGATGGGGTATTAAAGACAGAGGGTGTAGATTACACATTTAAGCCATACAATGCCAAAGACTTTTGCCAGAATTATGCTAGTACGCAGAGAAAGCATATAGTATCATTTAATAATGCTGATACTAAAACTTACTGCCCGCTACCCACCTATCCGTCCATGAGGTGGGGCGACGTTACGTCCATCATTATTAAAGATCATCCTACAGTATGGGACTTTGGTGTGCCTCAGAAAGTCAACTTTGTATTATCACCAGGTACAAGTAACTATGATAATAACACCAGACTGCAATACTCTACTGACAATATCACATGGACCACGTACACTACATTTGAATTTGCTAAATCTAATGTGCCAAAGATGTTTGACGAGGTAACTGCCAGGTATTGGAGGATTAGCTGTGACCATCTGACTAATAACACTGGTAGATTTATATCACCTAGTCTTAGTGAACATGAATTAGTTCCTGCCTTTGGTTATTATGAACCAAGTATTACATTTAATACGCCACCACCTGTAGATAGTGTGGTTGAGGTAGACTACGACATACAATACCCGTTTAAGAACAATAGACGGACAATAAAAATGGATGTTGGCTTTACATTTTCTAGATAGGAGGGAACATGGAACTTATATTTACGGAAGTACCACTGAGAGCTGATACCAATATCGGCAACCAAGGACATGAACCAGATAATACGCTTATAGATTATTATCTGAAAAATAACAGATTGGAAAATAGAAGCTGTGAGCCACCATTAGATGTGTACACAGATCTACAATGGCAGACTGAGAAAAGACGGATAACGTCCAAAGCAGTGGCCAGGTTTGGAATTAAATCCTTTCCTGGCATGGGGGCGTATGGATGGTATCATACACTACACGAGAATAGAAATATTGTAGTTATACCAATCAACGATCGTAAGGTTAAATACACACCACCAACCTTCACAGTGACAAAAGCAAATAGACAGTTAACATTTGCAATCACACAGCCCAGCGATGAGGACATACAATATGAATGCTTCCGGATAGTTATCCGAAATGGGTACCTTGCAACGGAGTATGTCACGTATGATCTCACGGTTACCGTAATCGCACCCCCACCTGGTACGTATGAGGTGACGATGTTTGGATATCTTGATGTAGATAAGATAAGTGAAGACACTGAGGTATACGACCTTACTATCAGCGCCGCTGAGTCTTGGTATCCAGACGGTATCGAAATGGTTCCTACTGTTACACAGGAAGCGTTAGCGCAGATTGCAAACTCGAAGATGTTCTCGCAAGATACCCCTGCATCCACCTGGTACATCAACCACGGTTTAGGCTATAAGCCAGTGTGCAACGTTGTAGATGAAAACGATGTTACAATACTCGCGACGCCGCGACATATTGATATGAACAACATGGAAGTTTCTTTCGCAGTTGCTTGTATCGGAAAGGTATACATGAAGTAATGCATAAGATAAAGGATAACACGCAGTTCTTTGGCACTCTTCAGAATGCCGCTGGCAAGAATGTAATGGTTGAAGGTGACACCCAAACCTTACCAGTTTACATGGATTGGATTGATGGTCAAGCAGCTGGTGGACTTGCCGTATACGATTCAGCATCAAAAACTAATATGGTTGGGCTGGTTGGTGGGATAACTGAGCAAACTATCTTAAGAACCGAAGATTTTACCACAGGCACTAAGGTTGACTTAACTCTCGCCTCTGGTATATTGAAATTAAGTGAGGTAGTGTAATGGCTAACTATATAACACCAGTAACTGCTGTAGCTAACAATACACATGCCTATCAAATTGATTTTTATAGAGCTAGTAATGTATTAGATGAAGACCATAGCACACACTGGATTACTACTGATAAGTCTGGAGACTACTATATTGACCTAGCCCTTGGAGGTAGCAAAAAATTAGAGGGGGTTAGACTTTCAGTGTTAGCCGCCTATGTGCCTGCTACTTTTGACTTATTGTACTCTACTGATAATGTGAACTGGGCTTCCTGGGCTACCGGTGTGGCTGTTAATATAGCAGACTCTTGGCAGGACACCACACTAACAAAAATAACTTGCTCTTACGTGAGAATTAAACCCAAAAGTACAATAAATTCTGGATACTATCTAATCTCCGGTGTGCGATTCATTGAGGCTTCTGGGCCGACATACAAAGCAGCTGGTAGCTATATCAGTCAACCTATTGATGTGAGCAGTGAGACTTCTATAACTCTACAGTGGGATCAAACAGGAGCGACTGTCGCCGTTAAGACAGCTCTCACAGATACAATTACAGCCCCGACAGAGGGTGATTGGCAGGTGCAAACAAATAGTAGTCTCATCACTAATCCAATAACTAAGAAATACTTATGGGTCAAGGTGCTACTATCCACTACAGATACATCCTCAACACCCACATTTAGTAATTTAAGGGTATTGGCTGGGTCTGATAAGTATGGAATCTTTACTAGGGAAGGTAAATTCGTAGCTCCTATTGATCACACTCACACGGCTGAGATCACATCAATAATCAATGGTACTCTGATTGATACTAATGGAAAGCTAAGAATTAATCTACTACCAGCACTAGCCATCAATGATACTTGGCCAGTAGCCAACGAAGCTGCGATGCTTGCTCTTGATGCCCAACGTGGTGACGTGGCTATAAGAGCAGATGATGAGCAGTCCTATATTCTAATAGCAGACGCTCCTACAGTGCTAGCCAATTGGTTAGTATTAAAGGCTAAAGCTCCTGGAGGTGCTTCAGCAGATGGACATACACATGTAATATCTGATGTTGTGGGTCTTACAACTAAGATGAGTGAGCTAGACACATTAAAAGGTGCTTACGAATCCGATCTAACTACATTCTTAATTATAATGAACGGAGGTGCGTAATGAGTATATTCAGTGAACAGAACACAAGACTAGCACAGGGACTTATAGACGCAAAGGCTGCTATTGAAGCAAAAAATGGTCTGGTTGCTGTGTCTAAAACGACACCGCAGATTGAAGAGATAGTGGCAGGTATTGCAACAGTTAAGTCTGGAAGTGTTTCTGAGGCAATGATATACACAGAGACTCTTCCTACGTTATCGGAGCAGTATATCACCGCGGATGCATCTTTTGACGCTATTATCGATTACTCTACCGTACTAGAACAGGTTATAGAAACCGCCCCTACAAATTATTTTGACGTACCCATACTAGCTTTTGTCGATGGTATGGGAAGTACCGTTTCATAAGGAGGAACAAATGCAAGGACACGTAAAATTTGATGTTTTAAACGCTAGCGGAACAGTGCTAGCCACGCAAGAAAAAGATAATGTAGTACTACCACCGTTAACGGATTTCCTACAGGATCTAGTTAATCTGTATAATACGTCTGGTGGACCTTACCAGGGCAGTGTGCAAGCTATAGCACCTAAGTTTCTGGGGACTGATAACTTGTTAGCTCCAAGCACGTTTGGCCTTGTGCTATTTAATGAGGCAAAAAGCGCCGCAAATAATGGTTATGTTAGTCGCAAGGTACCTCTAGCTTTTGCAGGTAGTACTGTAGCTACTCCAACAGCTACAAAAGGTTCGTTAGTATCTGCTGTAGACATCTTAAACGAGCAGGGCACAAAGCGAGGTATACGCATGGTGTGGGACTTTGCAGCTAACACAGCTAACGGCACTATAGCCTCTGCATGCTTAACTACTCGTGAGTATTGTGACAACACAGTCAGTAAAAGAATGACACAGGTTGCATCTAATGTAATTAATTTCTCATTTGGTAATAGTGATACCAGCAAAGCCAGCATACCAAATGTATGTAGTGGGTACTCACCAAGTGTAGGGGCCTTCGAAGGAGGCAGGAGGGTAGCCTCTATATTAGATAATAGCGACTTCGCCTACTCGCAGGCTGGGGCGCATATGGTAACACGTTCAAAAATAAAGTTAGGGGCTACTGCTGGACCACTATGGACTAATGTAACTAAGCAACTTGTTGCAGCATCAGGCTTCTCAGATGTTTTTAAGGTTGTAGACGATGCTGATGAAAATCAATACATTATCTTTGGGACTGCTCCAACTGGTAATAGAGCTATAGCATATGTAGACAAAACGTCTTTACTAACCACATCTATAACCGAGGTAAGTTGCGTAAATGGTGTAACTATCTATGATTGGGGCTTATGTGGAAAATTCATAATACTTAGCTCTATGAATGGCACGCTTGCGACTAGCATACCCGTACTGTATGCTGTAGATACAGTAGCTAATACGTATAGTAGCATAGCTGTGCCTAACCTACCGGCAGCTGGTTATATCTATGGATGGAACAGAAATATACTAACTTATCGAACAGTAGAAGGTGACTATGCGTGTGATTATAATTATCTCTCATGGTACTCTAATAACCAAGCGTATGCATGCAATAGACACTTAGAATTGTTTACTTCAGATGATGGTAACTCTATAGTACTGAATGCGAATCCACTTGTGGCTGCAGGTACTGACTTTACTGCACTATCCCCTATGCTGAATTTTGGCACACGCCCAACATGCCTTTTGAATTGTGCTAGCTACAATTATACTAGCTGTTATAATTATTTGGAGCTAGGCTTTGCTAGACGTACACTATTCAGTATTTGTAATTTAGATACACCGGTAGTAAAGACTGCCGGACAGGTACTTAGAGTCACATACGATCTGACATGGGCATAAAACAAAGCTTGTAGCTTTAACATAGATAATATGACATCAGGAGGTATCTATTGGAACAATATCAAGTTGTAGTTGCGGTGGTCGCTGGGGTGCTGACTTTCTTAACCTTCGGGAACAAGATATGGGATGGATGGTTGAAACTTTGGCGTTTTCTATTTGGAGCGCCACATGTAGCCATCCAGCAAACAATTGATGATCGCTGCGAAGAGTTCCGAGAGGAGGTAGAAAAAATCTATAGCAGCCAAGAAGAAGCCTGTGGAGCGCTTACAAAGCGTATTGAAGAGGTTAGTACCCGACAAGAAGAGAAGATTGTTGTGATGGATTCCATGATTGAGGGCCAGCGGGCCATACTAAGAGATCGCCTATTCCAAGCATGTGAACATTACATTGATAAAGGTGAGATAAGTACCGCGGCCTTGGAGAACCTAACATTCCTGCATACAGCCTACAATAACCTGGACGGTAATGGAACAGGTGACACGCTGTATTACCAGGCGAAGAAATTAAAAATTAAAATTACGAAGGAGTATGATTATGAGTGAACAAATGAAAACCTATTTAAAGGATACGGCAGTTAAAACGGTAAGAACTATGGCACAGACTGCCTTAGGTGTTATTGGCAGTACCGCACTTATCAATGAAGTTAATTGGTTTGTAGTTGCCTCAGCCACTGCACTGTCTGCAGTAGTATGCGTTCTAATGAGTGCTAGCAATCTACCGGGCAAACAGTAATATGAAGATCCTCGACTTAAGTTACTGTCAAAGACAGGTTGACTGGCCTGCAGTGAAAGCTGCAGGCGTCGAGGCCATTATTGCTAAGTGCAGTCAGGGTCTCGAAAAGGATAGTATGTTTGATTCACACATGCAGGGAGCTGCTAGTGTAGGTCTCCCAGCTGGAGCATATCATTACATGGATTCATTAGACGTCGCCGGAGCTCAGCAAGAAGCTAATTTTGCAATAGATGTATGTAGACCCTACTCATTGATCTGGCCCCTATATGTAGATATGGAAGGCGAATCTATGAATGGAGATATTGATAATGTAGCTGTTACATTTTGTCGCATGGTAGAGGCTGCTGGCTACCGAGGTGGTATTTATGCTGGTCTCTATAACCTACGTAGATTCACTTGGGAGCTAATCAAAGACTTTAGTACGTGGTGTGCTCAGTATTATGATTACTGTAGTTTTGAACATAAAGTAGATCTATGGCAGGAGACTGAAGAGGGTTGGGTTACCGGCATACCTCGAACGGTCGACGTTAATGTTGGTTACACTAATTATTCAAATGGTACTGTCGTGAGTAGACCCGTCTCCTTAGACGAAGCCATATCACAACCCGATGGTGATGCTGAATGCTTTAGTGTTGAGGAACTACAACGTACACTTGGCTTTCTCAACTTTGGACAACCTGAGGTTGATGGTGTTATGGGGAATCAAACTGCTGCTGTGGTCAGAGGAGCTCAGAATGCATATGGTATTGAGGTTGATGGTATACCCGGATCGCTCACATGGAGTAAACTATGTGGTCAGATAACTGCTGTACAGCGGCGTTTGTGTACCATTGGTTATCCAGTTGGAGTAGACGGCCGGCTAGGTCAGTCCGGGATGGAAACTATCGATGCAGTAAAGCGATTTCAGGCCGATCATGGATTGTCCGTTGATGGTATTATTGGACCGATAACATTTGCTCTGATGTTTGATGAGCAGCCACCAGCTCCCGTACATCCAACCGAGCCTACCGTAATCCCAGATCCAGTGGCTCCATCAGTGGATCGCCATCACGAACAAATGACTGAACATTTTAATCGTTGGGAGTTTGCTTGCGAGTGTGCATTCGATGGAGGTCCAGGTTATTGTGATGGCTTTCCAGTTGATATAAGTGCTAATCTGGTAGCTCGTTTAGAAAGAGTACGTGTACGAGTTGGCTTTGGCTTAAACATCAGTTCCGGTGTTCGCTGTCCTCAGTTGAATGCTGATGTAGGAGGTGTTCCCGATTCACAACATATGCTCGGACTTGCTGCAGATGTTACTGTGCATTCTGCTAATGGTCTGTCTGTCCATGAGTTCGCGGTGATCTGTCAAGAAGAGGGAATGAAGACAATTGAATATGAAGATATGAGTTTTGTACATTGTCAGGTAAGTGAATAGGAGGAATTATGGAAAAGTTTAGAGAACCAATATTAGTTATGGCAGGTATTCGGGACGAAGATGGAAATGAGTACGGGTTGGCACAACACGAACATCCAGGGACAGAGAGCACAGCTCTAGCGGAGGAGATCATTGAGTCCCGAAAAGGCAAGGTCACTCTGGGTGAAAAAATTAATGAAATTGATACGCAATTGGCTGAAAAAGCGAATCAATCTGAGATTCTAAATGGGCTAACCGCAAAAGATGGCGTGAAAACTTGGGCACAATTGCAAACCATGACAACCGGCAATAATATAGGTGACTATTATTATTGTTCCGATGGGAATGGGGTTAGTCCAGCTGGAAATTATCGATGGACTGGCAGTAATTGGTCTTTTGGTGGGACTGGTGACGATGGATACAATTCAGTACAAACGTCAATAAATAGTACAAATATAGATATTAAAAGTGTTCTTACTCCTCAAATTAGAGAATTCAGCGGATTGAAAATATTAGTTACAGGTGACAGCATAACTGACACCGCTGGCACAGCCACAAAAAATGGCACTCATATTTAGCAGATTGGTTAGGCTGTACAATTGTGAACGATGGAAAATCTGCAACTGGGTTAATTCGAGCAAACGGGGGTACTCCGGGAATTTACACTAGAATTGACACGTGGGATATCAACTACGAAGATTTTGATATGATACTGATCATGGGGAATATGAATGATGGGGGAATCGGTTCCACTTTTCCGGTTGGGAGTTTTACAGATAGTGTCGCAACAGCAAGCCAATATGGAGCTCTGCATTCCACAATTCAGAAAATAATCGCAAAATATCCCCATAAGCCAATTGGATGGATTATATCTACTCCGAGATTGGCAAACGCAAGCTATCCATCCCCAAACAACGGAGCATCATGGGGGAATGGGTGGTTTGAGCCGTACTGTCAAGCGATTATAAATGTGTGCAATCATTATTCAATTCCGTTTTTAGATTTGTACCACAAAAGCAATTTGAAACCGTGGAATAGCATATGCAATACCGCATATTTCTATGATGCAGATGGAGTACACCCGAACAACAAAGGGCATGAAATTATCGCATATAAAATTCATGAGTTCATCAAAAATTACATGGGCGCGAACGTTACACAGAAAACTAACTATGTTTGGGAATTAGGCACTATCGTTCCAGATACACCGGTTATCAACTACTCCGCGATAGCGGCTAGATGCAGAATGTTAAAAGACACATTTGGAGCATATAAGCCGGGAATATTTACAGTAAATGATGCGAGCAAGCACAATATTGCAGTGTATTTGCTTAAAAATCCGGTCTACAATGCAGGAACAGGATATACAACTGGATATTTAAATAATACTCCGGCATGGGCAGCTAGCCATCGGATATCCAATGCTGAGGCGACTCACGTGCAAATTGCTATAAAAAATATGAGCGGAGCAGAATTTACAACGACTGAGCTTGCAAATATGAATAAATATATTACATTTATTCCTGATTGATCAAAATTGCGAACTAAATAAAATGGCCATTAAGCACTCGAAAGGGTGCTTTTTAATTCAAAAAATAAAGGAGCCAACTAGGTTCCAATTCACGCACGAGATTTTTCACACTTTCCGAAACAAAGAAAAGAACCGCTATAATATGCGGTTCTTTTTGTTTATTCATTACTATTATCGTCTATTTACAATACTTGATATATTGATTACCTGACGCCAGCAGAACTCCATAGCTAGCATAATCATATACTCTACGTGATTCGTCGTAGGCACCAAATTTGATCCACATTGGAACTCCCTTTAGATCTGGAATCTCTTTAAACAACTCTTGCTCAGTCCGGCTAGTGTATAACATCACCTGGTACTTACGAGCCATCGCCTTTCCAATAAGGAATAGAAGGTCTGCCGGTTGCTCAGTCCACTCTAATCCTCCAAAGATAATACCCTCATGAAGAGGATTCTGAGCTACCTGATCTAATATCTCATCTGCCGTCATTGTAACATCAGGCAATGTTTTGATGTGCTGGTTAAAGCATCCAGGACAGCTACCAAAGCAATCTGCAGCCAGGAGGAGGGCTCCAATGAATGGAGCCTCTCCTAGTCTTTCTTCCTCAATACCCTTAAATGTTATCATCTTTCAAAACTTTCATCTGAACTCTGTCTTTAAACTCTGAAGCCTTACCGGGATTGAACAAATCTACGTTTCTTCGGTACCCAGTAATTCTTTGATACTTCTCAGTTCGAACTCCACAGTGCGGGCACTCATCATAGGTAGCAGCTAACATACCATGTTCTGGGCAGAAGCAATTTACCGGTGACAAGCTAATATAGGGGGTTGCTGACTGTGCAATAACCGTTTGCACTATTTTCTTGGCTGCCGCTGCAGGGATAGGTCCATCTAGGAAATAATGGATAACCGTCCCTCCAGTATGCAAGGCTTGTAGCTCTTCCTGATGTTCGGTTATCTGCTGTATCGTATGCATACTTGATGCAGGCATATGACAACTATTAGTGTAGTATGGAGCTTCCTCAGTTCCCTGAGTAATGATGCCTGGGAACATCTTACGATCCTTTAAGGCCAATCGATAGCAAGTACTCTCAGCCGGAGTGGCCTCTAGGTTGTATAGATTACCTGTCTGCTCTTGATACTCTCGTAACTTCTCTCTCATGAATTCTAAGACTTCGAGACTGAACTCCTTACCTCTTGGATCTACGATGTCATACCCCAATAGGTTCAAGCACATTTCATTCATACCCACATAACCAATGGTACTGAAGTGGCTCCGCAGAGTCCCAACATACGTACTAAATGCTGGTAGTAGGTCCTTACCTAAGATCTCATCCTCAAGATAGGTTCGCTTGATCTCTAACGAGTCTCTTGCTATATCCATGAAGTACTCTAAGTCACCAAAGAATTGTTGCTTGCTCTTTGCACAGTAACCAAATCTAGGTAGATCAAGTGTAACCACACCGATCGAGCCTGTACTATCTCCAGCACCAAATAAACCACCACCACGTCTTAGTAGTTCTCGTTTGTCTAGTCTCAATCTACAACACATAGATCTCGCATCCGCTGGGTCCATATCACTATGAGGTCCGAAGTTGGCGAAATATGGTGTTCCATACTTACCTGTCATCTCCCATAGGAGTTCGTTGTTTTTGTTATCCCAGTCAAACCGTTTGTGTATGTTGTATGTTGGAATTGGATACGCAAATGGTACTTCGTCGAAATCACCTTCGATCATGACTTCGTAGAATGCTTTATTAAACATATCCATTTCTCGTTGGCATTCCTTGTAGGTATAATCTAACATTTTCCCACCAACGATAACCTTCTCATTAAGTAGATCGGCTGGGGGAGTTAGATCCAACGTTATATTACTGAATGCTGGCTCAGCCCCAGCTCTGCTATTACTGTTGATACTGAACACAAAGTTTTGAACATTTTGTCGTACCTCTGCGTAAGTTAATTCATCCTCCTTAATGAATGGTGCTAGTAAAGTATCGACAGAACTAAAGGCTACAGCTCCCATAATCTCGTTCTGAAAAACAGAAGTTAGATTCACTAACTGGTTAATTACGGCTGCAAAGTGTTTTGCTGGTGCCGACGTAGGTATATTACCTACTCCCTTAACTCCCCACAATAGTATTAACTTTAGTGAGTAACCACAACAGTAGATGGTTAATCCACCTAGATCATGAATGTGCAATGATCCATCACGGTAGGCGTCTACAATGTTTGGAGTGTACACCTCACGCAACCAATAATCTTTTTGTACTTCACTTAAGATGTACTTCCCTAGTGCCCCATAACTAAATGGGGTACTAGCATTTTCTTTGACTCTCCAGTCATGTCCTCGTACGTAATCCTCGACCAACGTCTTGCTGCTTAACATACATACCTCCTACAGTATAAATTTATATGACACTTCTTGCTAGAAGGACACACCTTTTGATTGAATCCAGTCTGAATAGCTGAACTCCTCTTTCTTGTAGTTTACTGTTTCTGTGTCGACATCGTAGGATGCTAGAGAACCCCAACGAGCTCCGATATCAACATCTGAGTGGAATGGGACTGTACAATTATATTCTTTAATAGGCGTTTCCACCATCACCTTCATCATATAGGATGCGATCGCTTTCACTGTAGCTGGATCGGCAGGACAATCAATTAACACAGAGTCATGGATTAAATTAATAATGTATGCGTCGTATGTGTACTCGAGTGTTGAATCTGCTTCCATAGCTGCCAGTAGTGTATTGTCTGATGAGATACTCTGAACTCGGAAGTTCTTAGCCTCGTTTGACAGTGACTTAATATTCCCTTGATGAATCAAACCAAATCGTCGATGACGTCCAAACAGAGTTGTTAATGTTTCACCTCGACGTACAGCATCCTCACATGATTGTAGATAAGCCCAGGCGTCTGTATACATAAGAGCCCAAGTATCAATCCAGCGTTGAGCTTCTTCCTTCGTCACATCAAATGTGTTCGATAGATCTCCAGCTCCTCGACCATATGCAATACCAAAGTTTACAGTCTTAGCTTTTCCTCGCAGGTTCTTCATTTCTTGAGAAGTACCATTTGTGTATGCATCACCAAAGATACTTACAGCAACCTCACTATGTAGGTCACCATTAACAAGTGCCTCTGTAAGCTTCTTGTCGTTAGATAGATAAGCTAGAACTCGTAACTCAGCTCCAGAATAATCCACCTCCATCAATACTCGACCAGGTCCTCTAGGAACAAAAGAGTCTCGTACTTCTGCCTTACCACTTGGTACATTCTGTACATTAGGCTCAACACAACTCAGTCGTCCTGTTGCGGTAATATGTAAGTTGAATGTCGGATGCACAATGTCATCAGTATCAGCACACTTGAGATAGCTCATAACATAAGTCGCAAACTCCTTCTTGATCTTTCTAAGGTCTAAAATACGCAATATGAACTCTGGTGGGTTCTCGATAGACTCAAGTACCTCCTCACCCGTACCTCTTTTTGGAGCCCCTCGTAACTTGGGTTTAAGCTTGAGTCGATCATAGATCAACCAAGCTAGTTGCTTGACACTGGTAGGTTTAAATACATCGGATGCGGTCTTAGCTCCAGTTTGTTCTCGATAGGCCTCTTGATTCCAAAACGTAGAAGCTGCATCCTGGATCGCGGTTGTCATCTCTTCGATTTCAGACTCATAATATGGTACTCGACTCAATAGATACTCTCTATCGATCTTCATACCTCGCATTTCTACTTTGCGTAGAAAGTTGGCAGCTGGCATCAATATCTTATTGTAGAGCTTTACGAAATCAGGTTCGTTCTCAATCATAGGTTTGAATACTTCAAATAGCTGACCTGTGTAGTCGGCATCTATTGCCACACGAGCACATAACGCGTCTTTGTGTTTATAATACTCTTCTTCAGTCGTAATGAATTTGAACTGTGAGTTCATCTCACTCTTATATTCATCAGCTCCAAGATATACCGTAGAACACTTACCCAAGCTATGAGTACCATTTGTTTCATTGAGGCAATAGTGTTGATACATTGTGTCATGATCTAGTCTGGCCTCAGTAAATCCTGCATTATGCCATACTGTTGTATCATACTTACCATGATGCCAAACCCACAAGGTGGGAAGGCTGAATAATTGTCTAATTAGGTCTGGATGGAACACCATAGCTTCTCTCGTCACTACCTTAGATACATTCTTTGCGATCTGTATTCCTAGATTCCATATAAGTACAGGCGTATGTCCAATTGGAGTGGTCTCAATATCGGCAGATACCCATGGTCGCTTCTGTACATCCTCAATCAGCTGCTTCAGTTCTTCTCTAGACTCGCAGTATGACCATTGAGTGATTCCAGCATCTAATGTCTGTCCTAGGTAAGCTTGTGCTACTGTGTTAATAACATTCTGAAATACCTTATACTGACCAGGATTGTGCATCAACACAGCTGGATGATATTGAGGTATAATTGATACCCCAGGTAATTCCGCTATATCTAATTGGTTACCCAATACTCTAGTAATTGGTAGTGCCTTCTTGTTAAGTAGAACACAAGTTGTAAATGCACCCAAAGGCATAACTAGGGTAGCTCCACTATCTTTAATTTCCTGTAGTAGCCGATTACGTTCTCTCTGATATCTTTCTGGTGGAATTACTTTATTCTTCTTACTCATTAAATAAGGACAAGCTACAGTAAAATAGCAGTCTTCAATCAAGATTCCACATTGACTTAACGTTTTCCGTAAAACATCTGCTCCATCACTGATGAAGTACTGTCCCTCTCTAATTTCGGTAGCATTTGGAAACTCACCGATAATCACGATCTTTGCTTTCTTCACGGGAGGTAATGGAGACATTTCTAATCTCCCCATTTCATTTCTAATCATAGTATTGTTCCTCTCTCGTCGTTATAAATAAAGTAAAGAGAGCGCAATTATATACGCTCTCCAACTTATTATGCCTGGCAATACTTTATCCAGGAGTTCATATTCTGCTGAAGCAGACCTACGTCACCCTTACCAGTGCTACCGTGGTTAAAGTCAATTTCTGTATTGTCCGGTCTGTTGATATCTGGTGTGTATATTTTGCCTGCTCGAGTATAAACATAAGCGATGGCGGAGTCTGTACCTCGTACTCGATCTCCAAAGGCTCTGTCAATCTCTCCAACCTCTGCTGGATTATCCCAGCAACCTAATAGATGGATCTGCATTGCAACACCAAGACGTGCTGCTTCAGTAATAATGGCATCAACGCACTCTAAACGAACGTTTGTACCCTTACCCATCTCCTCCTGGTACTTCGGAGTAACGAACTTAGACACTCCAATAGTAGTGATGTGTCTTTGTTGCATCATCTCAGTCATACAAGACAGCCACTCATGAAATGTTTCACCTTGAGGAACGGCCATGAACTGATATCGTTGATGCATAAATTCGTCACAGAACTGAATATATGCTTCTTTGGTTCTTCGAAGAGTTTCTTCTTTATCATATACGATGTCTGGTAATACGATCTCAGAGGGTTGTACTTTCTTATACACAGCAGCCAGCTCAGCAGGAGATGGATTAACTCCCTCAGCGGCTCCGTTATCCATGATAACAAACTTACCTTGATCTCGTAGTGTTCTAAAGTACTTTGCGTACTCCTCATTATCTCGAACCATATGAAACAAACACATGTTGTAGTCAGTTGCAGGTTCCTGGCCTAGTAGGGGGGTTGGAAGAATTGTTGCTACTTTCATTCTATACCTCTTTCTGTTTTCAGTTGATCAATAAGTTCAATTAAGATACGTACATTTGAATCTACATCCCGCTCGGATACGTCAAATAGAATCTTATTACAGCTCATCAGTCGATGCAATTTTTTATATCCATCAGCGGCAGCTAATATAGTATTCAAACTCTGTAGCTCATCACCCAACTCCTCATAACGTTGAATCGTTACTGCTGGAGTACACACTAGGGTGATATAAATGAATTCCATCTCGTCCAATCTAGACAAGAGAACATCCATATGCTCAGCTAACGGTGACGGTTGATGTTTCATCAGGGGTTCATATACAATGTCCGATGTGTAGTATCGATCAAAGATAATGCCCTTGTCCATCAGTCCACACTTGATAATATCATCTGTGACAATTCGCATCATATGATCACGATCTAGTCGTTCTGCGTGATATAAAGGTAAGCGGTAATGCTTAGCCAAACGACCAGCAATAGTACTCTTACCTACATTATCAATACCCTCTACAATGATCTTTAGCATACCAGGCCTGTGATAGCTTGATACAGTGCCTTAAACTCTGCTGTATCTTCAAACTTAGATTCAGTCGCATGTCTATCAGCACTAGCCGCAACTGAATACTGACCTCCATTCTTTACGTTGTAACGATGGGCCAGTTTTGCGGCATTGAGTTCAGCTACATTATATAAGGTAAATCCAGAGTGCTTGGCTACTGTCGCAATACCTGCTAAAATATTACTGAGTTTTCCCTCAATGCTGTTACCTTCATATCCTTCTTTGTGCATGATGGCATGTTTCATTTTTTCCTGAGCTGCACACGTGTTCGTCATAATGGACAACACGGCGGTTTGTCTGGGATTAGTATCCGTCAAACAGGTGGTACAATGACTTCGATTCACAAAGATATCTAATTCCTCAAACGCATTAGATGGGAAGTTTATATTTACTTCATTTGCTAGTGCGATCGTGTACCATAGGATATCACCTAGCTCCTTAGCTAATTCCATCTTATTAGGTTCACCAGAGGATAGTAGTTCGATAACCTCTCCAGTTTCACCACCTAATCCTAAGGCCCAGTCAGCGATCGCCATCTCTTTTGATGTATGATCTTTCACTGTCATCAGTGCTTGTGTTGTATAATCTGTTATATTAATCATTAGTTCCCCCTATTTGAATCCATGGTAGTAAATTCCACCATTCTCACCATCTTCGTACACACTCACTTTGATCTTTCGACCTGGATGTTTGATCGCAAATATCTCTGCGATTTCCTGAGCAATCATTTCACACGACTTCTCAACGTTAATCAGCTTAATGTTGAAATCCAATTGGTACTGCAGCTCTCTCTTAATCATGATGAACTCAATCTCACGATCAGAATGTTTTACGTCAACTTCCATCTCGATATGCAGTTCATGACGATGCCACTCCCTTAGAAAGGACACTTCGTCTGGTGCGTCAACATATCGATGAATTAGCTCTTTCCGAGCTTTAACTACAATCGACTTCATATCTGCATTAACTGGAATAGCTCATCACGAGCTTTGTCGTCCAGAAAGAACACTCCATCCAGAGTAGATGTAACCGTATATGCTCCAACTTTATTAACTCCACGAGCTTCCATACAAGTGTGTCTTGCTTTGATAATAACAGCAGCACCGAATGGATTCATTACTTCTTTGAGCGTATCCATAATCTGCTGTCCAATACGTTCTTGTACTTGCAGTCGTCTGGCAAACACATCAACTAGTCGAGCTAACTTACTTAGTCCAACAATTCGACCATCTTGTGGAATATAGGCAATCGTAACAGTTCCAAAGAATGGCATCATATGATGCTCACAGGTACTATAGAATGGTATATCTTTAACTAACACAACATTCTTTTTTCCTTCATCAACAAACATAGCGTCCTCGAGAATCTCTTTCGGGTCCTGTAGGTATCCGCTAAACAGTTCGTCATACATAGATCCTACTCGAAGAGGTGTGTCTCCTAAACCAGCACGATCTCTGTCCTCTTTCGGAATGGTCTTCAATATCTCGTACACGAGGTTGGCTCGTCCGCCAACCACCTCATCCTCCATCAGTCGTCTCTTCTTTTTGCTATTCATACTCTCTCCTCAGTTTGTTCTGTATTGCGGCAAGTCCGATCCACACCTTTTCTTCTCCACCTGGATTATGCTCTTTTAACTTCTCAGTGGTAACCCACATCTGATATTTAAGCTCCTGTGTTCTTGGATCGAATATTTGTATGTGTCCATTCTGTAAACTCTTAAACTGTATATCGCGACCGATTAACCAAGTTTCCATCTGTTGTACTTTTTGTGCCTTACTTGCCTTCATACTTATTTAACTCCGAGCAACTTATGCAGCTGCACACCCATTCGTAAATAACCAGCAGTAAGAACCAAATCCATAGCACGTTGCATTGACTTTTGTGTCTTATCCTTATCGTCTCCATAATCACAAGGTTGTAACCACACAGATCCGCAGGTTTTCTTTTGCTCTTCTGGAATACAGTCGACATTAAAGTCTTCATCGACAACATACTTCAACTCGTTAAACCAACACTGACCATGTATTAAATACTCAGGTGGTTTAGGTGAGCACACAACCCAGTCGAAACCCTCACCAGTTGGAAGTGTACCATTTGTTTCAATACAAACTAGCTTTTCTTCAGCCTGTAGAGCCTCTCGTAATTCAGTTAGGTCATGAATGCATGGTTCTCCACCAGTGATAACTACAATTGGATAGTTGCATAATGCTACAATATCCTCAACTGACATATCATCAGCTGTAGCGTTCCATGATTCCTTTGTGTCACACCACTCACATGCTAGATTACATCCAGCTAGACGTATGAAATTGACGGGCATACCCATCATTGCTCCTTCTCCTTGGATAGATCCAAAGACTTCCATTACCGGATAGGTCATATTACTTCCTCCGTCTTCGTTTTTGTTGTTACTTGCAGCTTCACTGCTGTAAACGTGTCTGTAGCCGCATCAATATGTACTTCAACTAACTTAGTCACTCTGGAACCATCCAAGAATAGTTGACCGGTTCCATGTCCCTCTTCATTGATATATACACACTGATTCTGCTGTAATAGCTCTCGGACTGTTAAATCTAGTATGCTACTCAGTGACTTCTGCATAACTAGTTGGTGTCTCATATAATCTCATCTTCACCACATGGTACATTGCTTGTTTTTCCGCAAGCTCAAATTGCATTAGGCGAAAGAACTCCTTGACCATATTCTCTGCTGTTGGTCGATAGTCTAAGATCACAATCTTCTTATCGTGCTCTAGCAGCAACTGTACTAAGGCTCGCTCGAAGGGGTCCTGTGAAAGACCAAAAATAATAGTAGCATGATCTAGTGGATTTACAATCCCATGAACTACTACCTCCTTAAGCTCTTTGAAGTCTATCACCATGCCCTCAGCAGGTCCTAGTGGTTGCAAGTCTCCTCTATCTCGAGCTACCGTAACTTCTAATTTATATGTATGACCGTGCAGATTCTTGCACAGCCCCTCATGCCCTGATAACATATGGGCACAATCCCAAGTGAACTCCTTTGTTGCAGTAACGTTCATAAATCCTCCTTTGTTAAAACGGGGCCCGAAGGCCCCAAACCAATTTTAGTCCATGAAAGAGGTGCCTTCACCTGATGGGAAGGTTTTCTTAACTGTGTTACGTTTCTCTCCCTCGTACTTCTGAATACCAAGTTCGATTTTAAGTGGAAGGCCAATAGCATCTCCCATATCAGCGAACTCTTGTGGTTTGAAGTTAGACCAATCGATTTCAATGCCTAAGTTGATTAACGTGGACTTGAGTGCAGATAGACCAAATGGTTGATTCAGCACGTTGTAGTAGAACATTGTTCTCTTACCGAACTCTGGATCGTCAATTTTGAACTTCCAGGTAATCATTGGAGCACCCTTTTTGGAATCTCCGTATGAACAATCATCTACGATGGCTTCATACTGTCCTTTAGGTAAACACTCAAATGCAACCTTTTCACTCACTTCATCCAGGTTCAATACCAAGTTCGCGTTTTCTGCTTCGTAAGACATGTTACTCCTCTTGTAGCACATTGCTACTCGCCAGCACCCTACCCATCCTCCTCCGTGCATTACGTGCATCTCGTTGGAGCTTAACTCCAAGCAACCATCCTATATACATATGGAGGCTCAATCCGATGTTCAAAAGTAGTTAATACTGTTGTGTGGATGGCTGCTTGCAATTAAGCTTGCTTTCTACATGCGCCATATGTAGAAAGCAATATTTACTTAATTGACTCCTTTATTATACTATAAAATTTAATATTAGTCAACGGGGACTTGTGGTGTATTTTAAATTATTTTTTCGTGGCTCGATTCACATTAACATTAGGCGTAGGTGGTAACACTCCTAGCTTGTGCTTCACTAAGTCGGCCATACGTGGATTATCAATAGAGTTGTACTTGAAGCTCTCAAATCGATGCTTTGCCTTAAAGGGTCCAACTGGTAGGAGGAAGAGTCGCCGTAGTATACTGTCTTCCTTAACAGCCATATTATAATACCCAACAAAATCAAAGAATCCTAAAATACTTGACTTTGCCTGACCCTGTAGAGCTGGTCGGAAGAATAGCTTCTTTTTATCGTCAGTGTCTTCCATCTGTTGTATGATAAAGATCTTGTACATCGGAAGCGCTCTAAAGTTACGAATCATTAATAAGACCATCTCAAGAGCGGTACCCCACTGTCGCATCTGCATATAGTCCGGCTCTTCGTCCAACTTCGTATCCTGCGACAATCCAATCAACTGGTACACACAATACTTCTGTATTTCGGTAAGACTATCAATGATGACAGCTCTAAAGATCCAAATCTCAGTCATCTGATCCTCTGGAATACCAAAATACTTACTCTGAATTGTGACTAAACTTTTCATGTCTTGTGCAGCTACGTATCGACAATGCAGTTTCAAGAAGTCATACATATGACTGAAGTCCTTATATGTGTAGATATCCTTGATTATGATTTCCGTAAACTCAACTGGTAGCCCTTCATCACCCTGCTCTGCGTTTGCGAACAACGTTGCGAATCGTATTGTCATCCCATCGGGAGGGATTAATGCAGTTGGTTCGTCTACATTCTGTTTCTGAACTACCTCCTCAATGGTACCTGCGAGATAGGTTTTTCCTGAACCGAAGTCTCCGTAGATAGCTCCAATGAAGTTACTATCCCGCTTTCGATCTCCTCTTTTCTTAAATCCATAAACCGGTTGCGCACTCTTTCGCTCTTCTGCCATTTCTTCCTCCTAATTTGTTACTAGCCAAACGGCTACTAAGATAAAGCCAACACCAACTAATGTGTATAATACTCGACTGAACTTATCAATATCCTTACCCATACCACTCACGATAGTAAGAAACGCGAACACAACACATACTAATATCATTGCTGTATTCATAGTAGTTCTCCTGCTGCAATGAACTCTTCTAGGCTATCAGCACTATCTGTACAGTATTGCTTGTACTCTTCTGGAAACAATTTTGGATACGTCTTGTACATACGCTTTTCCCAAGCTCTAACTTCATTGTCCATAGTCTCTGGACGTTTCTCGAAATCTTCAAGATAGAACTTCCAATCTGCTCCCTCTTCCATAGCTAAACATATATCTTGGAAGGGACAGTCCCACGAACAATCCTTTGTCGGATTCGGATATAATGGTAGATCAGGATTAAGAATCTCTCTACCTTCTGCCAGGATATTCATATACGTCTCCATCTTGGCATGTTCGTTTCGTGGCACCCAATCATATCGAACAAATGCATTACCATTTTCAGTCTCGACATCCGCTAGGTCATTAAGCATGCTAACTACCGCTGCTGGTGCATTTGTCACACTTCCATATTCATCGAGTATCGCCTGCTTATATAATGAGTACGTGGTTCTTTGTCTCTTGTCTGTACTAATACCCTTGGTCGTCATCTTTGGTGGTTTTGGAGGACTCTTAGAACACTGAATGTATAACATACCTTCAATTTCATGTTCCAGCCATTGTTCAGCTGCCCAACAGTATTTACTGATTTGAGGATCAAGTGCCAGTTTACCCGTGTCTACTGCTTTTGCTGTCTTGTAGTCTAGTATCCACCAGGCTCCATTTTCATCTTCAACAACTCGGTCGAGTGTACCATGGAATACAATTTCATGTCTTTCCGCCTGATATAGGGTTAGTTCCTCTCCACTGAACAACTCACCAGTTTCACTACTGACATATAAGAACGATCCATCTTCTTGCTCAACTGCAGTGTATACATTATCTTCAAATGTGTAATAGCAGAGTGGTTCCAAGACTAATGAAAACTGAACCTCGACTAATGGTTTTCCATCAACGTATACGGTCTTCCAATTGCAATGATTTCTTTCCCACTCAACATAGTAGTTGAGCATTGCTTCTCCCATAGGGATCAGATCATCAATCTGTGCTGGTAGCTCCTCTGGTTCATGAGCCTCTACATATGCTTGAAAAGCATTCAGTGGATGACCAAACCGATTTAACCCATGATAGTCTTCTAAGGCGAAGTGAAACCCACTTCCAAACCATAGATGTTGATTAGACCCAAAAACACTTGGTTTTGGTTGTAGATGCATTCTAAAGGGACTTGAGAATCCCCACTTTCGTCTGCACCGTTTATAGCTGATACTATCGTGAGTATGCAGTGCTATCTCACTCTGTTTACATAAACCCCTCTTCATTGTTTACCTCCATATCTTATTTACTCTTTTATTATACTACAAATTTAAGTTACCTTCAACGGGGAAAATTATTTATTTTTCGATAGATATTCTTCCCGTAAGGCATTAAGTTTATCCTGAATCTCCTTAGGGGTTAAAATCCAAGTAGTGCTCATCGTCTTCTCATCTAGTCGATTCATAACTGCCTCATCGATAGTTCCCTTATGTAGTAGATACTTCCAGAAAACAGTCTCGGTCTGTCCAATACGATGGATTCGATCTTCAGCCTGAATCTGATCAGTACATGACCATTCGTATCCAAGCATAAAACCTGTACTAGCTGCATGTGCTGTCCAAGATGCTCCAGACTTGATCGTATAGATCAAGATTTTTTCCTTACTTTTATGCTCCTGGAATCTCTGAGCTACTTCCTGAGCTGTCTCCTTCATCTGACCGTGTATGAATTCAAGATGAGCCTTTGGAAACGCCTTGCGTAGAGCTGCTTCTACAAATGGTACTGCAGTTCTAAATGGCGTACCTATTGCAATCGATCGACCACTAGCGAACTCTTCAGGTATAAGATAATCACACATAGTACGTAAGGCAATACCATCATCTTCTATTCCAATGATTCTAGGACAAACTAGAAGTTGTCTGAGTCTTAAATCTTGAGTAAGTCTATTCGGAGTTAGTAATACATCACCATCATCAAGTTCTAACATCATTTCCTCTAACAGTTCATGATAGGCAGCTAGTTGCTTTCCTTCCATCTCAACTGGTACGGGCTGTCTAATTTTATCTGGTAGATCTGTAAGTACGTCCTTCTTCTTGTGTCTTACCATGTACTCATCCAGCATTGCTTTAAACTCTCCTGGCTTCTTAGGTATACCCATGATCTCTTTTCCAAATTGTCCCTGTATGACATGACAATACTTATTCACAAATGGCCAGTAGTCTCTAAATCGCTTAGGATGTAATAGATGTAGCATAGGATAGAGATCACCTGGATCGCGTCTGACTGGTGTTCCTGTCAGTAGAAACAGATGATTACATTTGAATCTCTGCATCAGCTTGAAGGTGTTCGACTTATAACTAAGTAATCCACCTAGGTGAGCTTCATCTACTACAATAGTATTCCACTCTGAACGCCAAGTTTGAGTTTCTTCTATCATGGCGAAATTAATCATCATAAAATGCATGTTTGAACGATCGAATTCTCGTCTAATCTCATTTCGTTGCACCTTTGAGAACTCTCCGGTAACTCTTTCGCCTTCCCAACCATACCATTGCATTGCCTCAAATTGCCACACACCAGTCGCCATCTTGGGACTAATGATAAGTGTCTTACCTGGAGGCAAATTATTAATTGCTGTTAGCGTCTCTAGAGTCTTTCCCAGGCCTGGCTCATTAGCATTTAGAACTCGTTTATGTTTAGTCATAAATGCAATATCGTCGACCTGATACGGTCGTAGTGTAAATTCTTTCATAGCTGGTCACCAAAGAAATAGATAATACCAATTCCGATCATAAGCCAAATACAACTCCAACGAACAAAACAACAAATATAACTTTGGGTTGTCCACTTCTTCTTCTGTGGAAACCAATCATCTTCTTTTCTCATATTAACCCTCCTTGCACCAGGTAAAGGAAGCCCTAAGGCTTCCTATCTAATCGGTTATTTGTAAATCTTCTACTTCTTCGTACTCAGTAAACTCGTCTAAAGTGACTCCACTGTCTTCTTTTGGTATCAGGCTCCAGATGAATCTAATTAGTGTTTCAGGCTCCATTATAGATACTCACACCCAACTGGTACTGTTTATCAGTCCACTCATTAGTAGTCTGCTTTCGGGCAGTATTCATCATAGCACTCTTGGCACTAATCTGATCTGCATAATGAATCATCATTGCCTCTGGCATCACTGCTAGTATTGGACTTCCCCATTCTAGATTACCATGATGAGCAGCTACACAATGTGCTAACTTATGCACCTTACGATTATGCGCTGCACAGGAGTTGTCAGTATCATAACGGAGTATCATATGAGTTCCTATTGTAATATGCTCCAACAATTTACCCTCAGTCGTCATCTCTATCGCAGCTCCTTGAAACTCATATGTATATACTTTACCAATATCGTGTAGGAGCGCTCCAGCAATCAATAAGTTCATGTCTACCAGGATACCTGATGTAGCTTCTAAAGCAACAGCCTGTGCCATCGCAATCGTTACAACTTCCATTGTATGCTGAAGTAGTCCTCCTACATAGTTGTGATGTACTCCCATAGCAGCTGGTTGAGTGTACCATTTGTTGGTGTAAAGTCTAAACAGCTCGGTTACGACCGCCTTATACGTCCCATCCTGAATAAGTTCAATTGTGTCCACTAGTTGTTCTCGTAACACTTTGATATCAACGGGTCCCTTGACTGTGAACTCTTCAGCTGGTAGTTCTCCAGCTCTCCATCGTGATATGTTAACTCCTTTGGTTCCTCGATACTCATCGACTGTTGCAATGATAAATAGAACCTCACCAACCTTTGGTAGTTCATCATCATATTGCCAACGTTTGCCAACAATCGATAATTCACCATCTGTTAGTGTTAACATCGCGTATGCACCATTTCGTGCAGTCTTCTTCTCTGCTTTAGTAACAGCTAGCTCACCTCTTACGGTAGCTCCAACCTCAAGTGCTTTTAATTCAAGCTTGTCCATATAGTAGCTCCTTGCTCATATTAATAACATCTTGAATCTGTGGATGCGCTGAAGGAGCTGTTCTTAGCTCAATAATATGATCCCACTCCTCCATACTAGCTGTAACTACAATATCAGTCTTCAATGAGTTCGGTAGGACTGATCGAGCTTCCTGTGGTTTTGCTCCCCTCGCAATAAGAGTTTTATAGCTCTCATTTGCATCAGATACAGCTGCATACCAAGTTTCAAAACAAGCTTGTCTTTTGGCTCGTTCGTCACAGTCAATACCCTCTGCTTGTACATCCCAGAACGATGGTAGGATGAATTCCATATGTCCGCTGTAATTACAGTAGCGAGTTGACTCTTGAGCGAAGCTAGCGGGTCTATGTCGTACGAGTTCGTGAGTAACTCCTCGGTCGGTTCTCATCATAATTGTTCTGAATATGTGACGCTTGCGTGCTTCTGAGTCATTATAGAAGTGAGCCTTGACTTGGTCTTCGTCCATAACAAATGTATTTCTCAGATCCTCATCAACATCATCGAGTGGTATATAGTCAGGGAATAAATCACCAAAGAAGACTGAGTACGCCTCTACATCTTCTGTGCATAGCGCATCTAAAAGGAATTCACATCCAAGCCCCCAGGTGATACAATACTTGAAGTAGTTTCTCCAGGCTCTAACATTTCCTGATACGATGACTGAATCTGATGTATCACTAACGTCATACACTAAGAATGATCCATGTGTGAGATCCTCCGTACGAATATCGTCTATTGGAACGTGTATCGTATACGTGGCATGTTCAATCATAGCATCGTGTTGTGCTTTTATAAGGCCACTAACAAATTTAGCTGCCGTCCCTGGTCCAATCCGATCTTCTGATTTGTAACAGATACGACCGCAAGCTTCAACTAATCCTAATCTAGTCCGCTGTTCTAACAACTGTGCCTGTGCTTTTATAATCTTCATTTCTTCCTCCTATTTATGAAACAATAAATAATAACATCCGTGGCGGATAGCATCCCTCGAGTGTTTTAAGCCAGATTGCCAATAGTCCCAGTCCTGTAACTTCTTATCAGTACAGAACCCTTTGGCTGTAGTCGCCATTTGATATGTGATGGGTATTCCTTTTGTATGACAGATATAATCGATAGCTCCAATTAGCCTTAGTGTTAAGACTGGACTGAATGCGTGAGATTCGAGCTTTTGTTGATACACTCTATAATCCTCACATACGACTACATCTGGTTGAGTTCGTTCAAATAGATCATCGAGATGAGTCCAGAGAAGTCTGTGACCTTTCTTATCCTCAACTATGGTACTCACTTGTTCGCATGAGTGCAGGGCGCTCGTTTTAAACAAAGCCACACCAGTAGTGTGACCCGGATCCAAACACAATATTGTCTGATCCGAATCAAAATTTTCACGTCCCTTTCTTTTTAAGAGCTCTTCGAACGTCATGAATACCCGCCCCAATTTGAGGTCGCTGTAATTAGTCGAGCCATATTCTCATGTGCTCGTGTTAGACAAGCATTTAGGATCTGTAGTTCTTGTGGACATAGAGGAGTCTCTTGTATCGATTGAATACTTGCTTCAATCAGCTCTACAAGAGTTCCTGTGCTACAATTAATATCAAGGAGTTGTGAGTCTCCCTTCTTTTCCAAACGCACATGTTCAATTCTGTCCTCATCTCGAGGGTGTATTCTCACTAGGTTACTCATAGGTCTTTCCCATCCTTTGGTCTTGTTAAGTTACAAGTTTTGTGTGTACATCTTACATTATCTCGTGTATCCGATCCACCTGATGCAATAGTAATGATATGATCTATTTGCATATCATGAAGGTCTGGATCAATTGGATCTCCACATATTTGACATATACATACGCCGTCGACTGAGTCTCGAAGTATGATCTCCTCTACTACATAATCTCGACCATTTGGTGTCTGATCTAGTATTCGTTGTCTTCTTCGAGCTCCAGCTTCACTCATGATCTGTTTGCCCTTTTTGGTTGATCTCCAAGCAGCTTGTTGAGCCAGGATCTCTTCCTTCTTCTCTGCATATCTCTTCTTTGCTCGTTCATTGTACTCTTCTTTGTTCTCTTGATATCGTGTAGCTGACTTCTTCTTTTGCGTTCCCTTTTTGTATGATGCCTTAGCGGTCTTCCGTTCACATACCTTACAACTGTATCCCAATCCATCAGGACTGGCTCGTCTTGAACTAAAGTGATGCTTTTCAAAGTATTCTCCACACGTACTGCATCTTTTATGTTCCACTCCATTGATCGTTTTGTACTTATCTGGTCTTGCCATAACTTCCCTCCTTCAAATCTCGTCGTTCTTACCTAAAATAAAGGACACTCTGTTGAGTGCCCTGAATTCCTATTACGCTTCTTCTACTGGTTCTGTGGCTTCTACTTCCACTTCTTCTTCAGCCTTAACTGGTTTAGTAGCTGCCCAAACGGTAGCGTAATCAACCAGGTCATCAGTCATCTGTGTCAGCTTCTTAGCAATGTCTCGACGGGTCAGACCTTCGCCATCAGCGTATAATTCTCTGATGTAATCTGCTCGATTCATTTCTTCGCCAGTTTCAGGATGAGTGATTGTTTTTCGTGTTCGCTTTTCTCCACTGCCGTTGTCGAATACCTCTTTGGTAGCGGCATATACAGTTGCATATGGTACTTGGAAGTAATCTTTCAGTTTGGCTCGATCAACGCCTGCGGTAGCTAACTCTCTCATTAACTCTGCTCGTGGCATGGTAGCTGCTAACTCTTCAGTTTCAACAACGTTGCCTTCTGCATCAACGAATGCCAGATCTGCATTCACTTTAGGTACTAAAACACTACCCTTACCGGCTGATCCGCTTCCACCATTTTCTGGGTGAGCTGCGTTGAACATATTTGCTGTTGCTGAATATACGATGTAATATTTAAGGCCCAGTTCTTTACCAATGTCTTGACGACTACGGTCTTTCTGGAATTCCTGTCGAATGTAAGCTGATCGTGAACAATCTGTTCCATCATCCAACTTATACTGTACTGCTTCTACCTCTGCGGGTACATCTTCTGCTACTTCTTGGCCTAACATTTCTTCATTCATTTGTTTGTCCTCCTTAGACTTTTCAATTGCGGCTAGTATATCAGCCTTCTTTTTAGCACCTTGCAGATCAATATTATTTTGTTCTGCGTACTCTTTGAGCTCTTTTGTTGTGTACTCTTCCATAAGTATATTTCCTCTCTTATGTGCATATTTGATCTTTAACCTACTTTAATTATACATTAAATAGATAAAAATGTCAACATGTATTTTAAAAATAATAGAAGAAATATTTTGTATGTGAGTAACAAATTAATTGTTAACTTCTACTATATTATACAATAGATTCAAATATTTGTCAACAGGGAAAATAAAATATTTTACTATTCTTTAGCCAGCGTCATCACTTGTGGGCTTGCGTGTGAAATTTTCTCTTCGTTTTGGCATTGATACGAATAAAGTAACTTAAATTCAGCGTTGACATTTGTATAAAAATATGAGATAATATATGTAGAATTTAATATTTGGAGGACACTATGAAAAGAGTAATCGCGGAAGTCACTGATGAGTTCTTTTGGGAGTTAAAACAAAAGACAGCTCAGACTCAGTTAAAACAGAAAACCATTATCATCTTATCGATACATAAGTTGATGCAAATGGAAACTCCTCTGGTTGATTTAATTGATTCAGAAGAGTACGCTAGACTTGTAGCACTAGAAATGGTAGAGGTGTAATATGTTAGTATATCCTTTTACCTCACCACTGAACATTATGAAGCCATGTAAGATCGATCCTAAGAAGAAGTCACATGTATCTAAACTGGCAGCATGTATGCACTCATCTGAGTATATCTGGGAAGAGAAACTTGATGGTATTAGTCTTATGTCCATCGGTGGACGACAGTTCAGTAATGTAATATCTACTGTGACTGGCTGGCCAGGAGAAAAGACAATGCATGTTCCTCAGATATCAGAACCACTAACCAAACAGGGGTCTAGAATGATCCTCGATGGTGAAGCTTATCGTATGGGTTGGAAGTCTAACCAGGTCAATTCGATTATGGGAACTAAGAATCCAGCAGAGGCGATATCTAAGCAGACCCAGAAGGGCTTCTTACAGTATTGGGTCTATGATATGATTCGTGATCCAGATGGTACTTGGTTAACTGGAGTTCCCTTTTTGAAACGTCGAGCTTTATTAGAGGAGCTATTCAAGAGCGAACTACGTGGTTATGAAAGTCTCATCCTTAATGATATGCACGAGTGTGTCGAAGAGGATCCTGCAGAAGCATTTCAGTCTATTATTGATCGTGGGCTCGAGGGTATCGTTTTAAAGTCCAAGAGCGGACTATATGTGCCTGGATCTCGTCCAATGTGGAATCAAATCAAACTAAAAGCGGAGTTAACAGATGATGTTGTCATTATGGGATTTCTTCCTGCAACCAAAAAGTACACAGGTATCAACTTGGATAGCTGGCCTTATTGGGAAGGTGATGTACCCCTTACCAAACACTATGCTATGGGACTTATTGGGTCTATCCAGATTGGCAAGTATGATGCTGCTGGTAATCTTGTTGTGGTGGGGAGTGTTACTGGTCTTAAAGAAGAACTTAGATTAAATATGACTACCTCACCAGATTCCTATATTGGTCAGGTTATTAAAATCAAAGCTATGGAGAAAACTGAGGATGGTAGTTACAGACATGCAAACTTTGCAGACTTTCATCCAGATAAAAACGCGTACGAATGCACACTATATGATCAGATAGGTTAGGAGAGTCTATGAATAGTTATGAAGAGATAAAAGATGCAGCTTACTCCTATTTAAACTTTGATCTTCCTATCATTCCATTATGCTCTCATAATCATCGTGGGTGTTCTGATAACCATAAGGAGCGATGTCAGTCTCCTGGTAAGGCACCTATACTGAAACAATGGACACAACATAAAAGTACGGATGAAGACGATCTAGAGGAGTGGTTCAATTCCAATAGATACATCAACATAGGTCTTGTCTTAGGTCAAACCGATAATTGGAATCTCGTTGGAGTAGATATCGATGGTGAGCTAGGAGAAGAAACGTTTCAGCAGGTCAGTAAAGATCATAAAGTTCCAGCTACGTGGGAATTTACATCAGGTAATGGTAGACGATTGTTGTACATGCTACCTGATGGTCTAAAGACAAAGAAGAATAAGATCGCATGGTCTGAAGGACATGAGGAGTTAGCTTTTATTGCTCACGGTCAGCAGACAGTTTTACCACCATCAGTACATCACTCTGGTAGAACTTATACCTGGATGGATGGACATGCTCCCTTTGAATGTGACCTGGCGATGGCCCCAGATTGGATCGTACAACTGGTACAGGTTCAAGATCAGGCAGAAGACCTTCCATGGGCGACAGACGGAGTAAAATTAAGTACACCAGTGGTACTTGAAGAGTTTAACAATACGAGCTTTGAGGGTGGTCGTAGTGATCATATGACTCGATTTGTTGGATCATTATGCGCTAAACGAACCATCAGTAAGGATGTCATCAAACAGACAGCTATGCAACAGAATATTATATTCTGCAAACCTCCACTCACTGAGGGAGAAATTAGTGCTATGGTTGAGTCTATCTACGAATCAGAGATGCAGAAACATCAAAAGATGTTACAAACACAACGACGTAGACAAGAACTCCATCCATTGGCATTAGCAGAACTGTTTGAAGCTAAACTAAACAATACAGGTGTCTTCTGGATATACAATCAGACCAAAGGTAAGATGTACAGAACGACAACAGCTCAAGGACCTTGGATTATGCTTGAGGATGAGATAGCTTATACAGAGCTAAGTGCTTTTATAGCAGATCTAGATGCTTCATTAGCTACAATGCAGAAGATCATAGAAGTTTATAAGCAGATGATCATTCGTAGTATTAATCGGTATGGAGATGGAGCTGATCTTAATCTAGGAGATAACCAGTATACAGATGCTATTGCACTTCCAAATGGAGTTTTAAAGTGGAAGGATCAAGAGTTAGTTCCATGGTCTCATGAGTACAGACATACGGCTATGATTGAAGCTACGTGGAATCCTGATGCAAGTCAGAGCCCAGCAGCTAAAATGTGGCAGGAGGCACTAAAATCTTGGTTACCTGATGATGAGACTATTATGTTCCTTCAGGAGTACATAGGATATGCACTACTTCCTTCGTGTAAGATGAGAACTGCTGTATTCCTACATGGTGAGGGTGCCAATGGTAAGTCACTATTCCTAGATATAGTCAACATATTGTTTGCAAAGAGCTCAATCGTAACAACACCGACAGCTCTAAGTTCTCGATTTGGTTCCTCATGTATTATCGATAAGTTGTTGGTAGTGTGCTCAGATATAGACTCTACTTATTTAGACAAGACTGGTACACTTAAGCAAATCATTGCTGGTGACCGAGTTAGAGCTGAGTACAAAGGTGGTAAGGAGTTCGACTTCGTTCCTGTTTGTAAGTTACTATTCTCAGCGAACAAGTTACCAAGAACGGCTGATAAAACACATGGTTGGTATTCTCGTATGCAGGTTGTTCACTTTCCAAGACAGTTTAAACCTGATACCAGCTACTATACCAACCTGATTGGTACAATGATGAGTGAGGATGGTCGATCAGCTTTACTATCGTGGGCAGTTGAAGGACTTATCAGACTCAACGCCACAGGTGAGTGGACGATGGGTCAGGCTATGATTGATGCTAAAGAGTCATACAGACGTGATAATGATAATGTACTTGCGTTTGCCGATTCTTGTTTGGAGCCCTCGCCAGTCCTTGAGAGTTCGTATAAAACCTCACTATTAGCCAAAGCGGTATACCTGACGTATAAAGAATGGTGTAATGAGGCTGGAATGAAGAGTGTTGGACAGCAGGAGTTCGTTACTCGATTACATGGTTTATATCCAAAGAAGTCACTGAGAGCGAAAACCTCCAGTGGGTGGAAGAGTCAGCTATTCTTCTTAGATGTAAGGATGAAGGAGGTTACTGACTTCGATGCTCAGATCTCGTATGATATGAACGTAGCACTACACTGTAGTTAAAGCACCTATATGGTGCTTTTTCTTTGTTCGACGTTGGGCTCCCAGGGGTTGTACCAGTTGTAGCATTTACGGCACGAAACTCGAACGGCAGCACGCGCCGGTCGTTTTATAGGGCTTTAGTTGCTTTAGCCATCTAAAGTGTATTCAGAGCTCGACCGCCCGGATTCAGCTTCGCCGGACGATAGATTAAACTCTTTCCAACAAGTCGGAGCCTGGACCTTGAATTTTCTCCCCGTCAATTTAGTTGAGCGCGTTGTGTCGATTCCGAAGGCAGCTCGGGCGACGGCAGGGTAAAAGAAAAGGACGCTTTCGCGCCCTATATAGGTGTGTACATATTTGTTGGGTTTACTGAATCAGTGCAAGTCTTGCATGGCTCCTCTTTGTAGAAGTTCTTAGTTCTATGCTCGCACTTGTTGCAGTCTGCATAAAAGCGGTCCAGCGTATTCTGAGCTGCGGTAGCGCTCTTATTTTCCCTCCCCCTCTTGTGTGGTTGGAAGGCCTTCCAAATCAACCATTCTCGAATGCTCATAGCACTCCTTTCTATTTTCGTGGTCCTGGTGACATAGAGCTTCTGTCAATAGATAACTCATATAATCTGGATGTGTACATACTGGCCAGATTACTCCGTTAGTCATCTTATAATATGTTAATCGTGTGCAAGACAGCATTTCTTATACTTCTTACCGCTTCCACATGGACATGGATCATTACGTCCAATCTTCTTTGGTGCCTTGTAGGGTTTTCTCAATGCGGCAAACCGACTCGTCTTATTTATTGTTTCCATCTAATTCCTCCAACATCTCCATGGTGCAGTAGCAGTCATGGGTTCCTCCTAAATCCGACAGACATCCGCAGATTGCAACTTTCTGCACTCTCGTTCTTGTTTTTGTACACATATGGATCGCATCTCGATCCTTGTACATAGACACCAGGTTCATACATGGTTTATGATAGCTCATTGATTACCTCTCTCATCTTATCACACACAACGACATAGCAGTCGTAACATAACGTCTTTGGACTTCCACCGATCACGACGAGTACCTCATTAACCTCTCCATCATCAATGAACTCTGGAAACGTCTCCATTGCATAATTAGGGATACTAGTTGTGATCGTGTTCACTACCTTCTTGTGACATCGGTCGCATCTCATTGTTTTCCTCCTTACACACATTCTCGCTAAAAGCGTCAGTCTTACAGCCTAGCGATCGTAGGTGTGTCATGAATCTTTGTTGCTTTATACAGAAGGGGACTAGTTTGTCCCCTTTGGGTCTACATCGATAGTCTAGATGAGGACAGTCAGACATAACAGACTCACCACCAATACTATTGGTACTATCATACCTTTATGACATCTACCCTCTTTACACTTCTCGCAAACACAAACGATTGTATCATCATGCTTGGTCCAGTAGCGAGCGTCGCTACCACAATAGTTACACTTTATCATTCCTCAGTCCTCCCTACCGGTACACAAGTTTCACCGGTCAGTGTACAGTCACCTGCCTCCTTGTATTCACAAGGGTCTCCTTTTGATAATATACAATACTCTGGTTCAAACTCTCCACAGTTTACACAATCCCATTCGAATCCCAGATCACACTGGAACTTAGCGTATGGATGTTCTGGAATATCTACTTTAAGTAGTGACTTACATCTTGCCTGCTGCATTATATGTGACCTCCTTTCGTAATGTTACATAATGGACTATCGGTGTAGTACATCTAGGTAAGTGTACTGTTCTAATATCACCAATGATCTCCCAGCCGTTGTTAAGTGACTCTGTTAGCTTCTTATCTAGTGCTGCACACGATTCAGCTCTGATCGTATCAACTTTTATCTCCTTACATTCCTTCGTACACGGTTCTTTACCCTTTGGGTTACATTGTCCATCGCAATTCATAACATCCTCCTACAATCTTCACAATACATCACAAGAACTATCTTGCCTTCCAACAAATACGTCTTCATCTTGGTGTGGTATGAACCACAATATCTACACTTTGGCGGCATCTCGTTGCTCCTTTATCCACTGAGTACAATTTGTATGTCGAAGAGTCTCGACCTTTGCGAACTCAGCATATGAAATATCCTTTAGCCTGTGAGCTAAGTGATGGTGGACAGAGGAGAGACACGCTCCAGTTTCTTTAGATATGTCTCTCATAGACTGTCCTAACAAGTACATTTTAGCCTCTTCCTTTACTACTTCATCCGAATATATCAAGCAACTCATTAACTTCGTCCTCTGTCAATCTATCTCCTATTTTGTCTAGCCAAGCTTCTAATCGATCCTCCTGCGATACTTGTTCCTTTGGGGTAGCTGTAATGCTGTATGAATTAGACACAGTCAGTAGTTCATATTGTGTTTCCGTAACATGCACTGGTACTGCATCTTCATACTCTTCCATGATAGAGGCCAACTGATCTTGTCGTCTAAATGGTATCGCTTTGTCTCCGTGCTCTTCTCTGAACTGGTCATGTACGGTATCAACAATGTCTGCATCTACTCGGAACTTAAAGTTCCCAGCGTACTCAACATCTACACACTTATCATTGATCAGCTCTATTATGTCGGGTGATTTAGAATCAATCCACATCTGAGCAGATATCCACTTAGCATCGAAGGAGTCAATCATCTTTCGGTCTCTGTCTAGTTTCACATGACTAGCCTTAATGTTATATCCTCTGGTTAGCTCACTGAGTGATACAAACAAACCTTCAACGTATAGTCGACCTGCCTGCTCTGGACTTAGTAGAATATCACCAAACTGGGTGCTGTGTACTGGTCCTTGATTTTGTAAGAACAGAACACCTTCTTTAATCTGAGCATAATCTTCCAGGGTCACATTGTCAATCGTGATCGTTAGATGATTATCAGGAGGAGTAGTCCAAGTAAACTTCTCAGTGAAGAATGTTAGTATCTTGGTACCGTATCGTCTAGACTCGACAAATCGAGGTCTCCATACTTCCTTCTTACCGTAGTTAAAGAACGTTACCGGATGACCAGTTCTGAGAGCTACTAGCGTTGCTATCTTGTATCCTTCACCGAACTTTCCAATCTTACCCTCGTCACCAGCTTTAGTTGTTCCACCAAGCAATAACGTATTAGCTGTTAATACAGCGTTCTTGTTACCGATTGTTAGGGTCTCCATATCAGGTTCGTAGTAGTGAAACATCTCACCTTGGTCGATAGCGTTCTGATAGAACTCTCTAACTGCCTCAACTATCGTCCAATCAGGTACATAGTCTGGTGTTAGGCTTAATTCATACTTTCCCATTCTTCTTCCCCCTTGCTTTATATGTAGCTGCACGCCACTGTTTGAGTTCTTGTCGTTGGTCAAAAGCCAGTCTTATCAGGGTGTCCACACAATCTGGTCCCTGGTAGATTCCTTCACACTCCTCACGATAACTGTTATTACCGCGGTCTGCCTTATGCTGGACAGTACAGCTAGCACATTTACTCATTTTACGCCTCCATTAGCATCATTTGTTTCTCCGTAGGTGGTTCATTATACTGAAAGGACCACTTGTTCCCATACAGCTCAACCATCTTAGCTCTAGCCACTTGACCATCTTCTGCTAGTATTGGTTGACACCAGCCTTCATGTGGTTGTCCACAACCGAATGTGAAATAATATATCTCCTTCATCATAGTAGCAACCTCAACAGTAGGTATGCACCTATGATACAGGCACATATGATAATGCTCTTTTTACTATGCGCATACATCAGTCTGTATTCACCTTTCCGCTGAATGTGTGTCCACTAATGTGACATTCTGCTCCAAAGTGACTGAATCCTCCATCAACCAGCATAATGATCTCGTTAGGTAATGGTTCTCTACCTAACAGTTCTACTAGTTTGTCTGTATACATCCCTTCAAACTTGTAGTGTGCATATCCTGATCGTCTTGTGTATGTAATCAGCTCGTCCATGTTGTGCCCCTGAATCTTGCTATACAAACTGTTTTGTATAGTTTGAAAATGTGTGAACTCCTCTTTACTTAGTGCAACTATCGCTTTCATAATACTAATCCTCTTTTCTGGAATGATTTGTAAATCGCTACAACTTGTTCTGTTGTCATCTTGAGACACTTCTGCTTCCACTTCTTGCCGTATACCTTACTTATTTCTGTTCGCATTTGCTCTGTTGTATTCATCTGTGCCCTTTCTGGTTATTCTATAGTAACCAACCTTCATTCGTTTCAGTAGTCCTCGTCCAACTAGTATTGTCAATACGTACTGCGTATCTGTTCTCCAAAAGCAATCTCCACGATCTCGAAGATAATGCTGTGCCTGTCCGGCTTTGGGCCAATCATGTTCAATCTCTATTCGAGCTGCTCCTTCCAACAGTTCTTTTGTAGTATGCTGAACATTATCAGATGCGACTTGCATAACTGCGTATTGTCTTCTACCTAACATCTATCTCACCTCCTAATTGAGTGCTTCACTTGGCGATGCCAAGCTCAGCGCACCTCCATAAACGTTGTTTGGTTCATTCTATCAAAGAAGTACCCATAAATCACTTCCAACTTCTTCAGACCACTCATCAGAGCACTAAAGTCATTCGGTCTCACACCAGGCATATTCACTTTCACATAGATGTGTTCGATTCGTCGTTGTAGGTCTGTGAATAAGTTCTTACACTGGTCTAACTCCATTGCATCAATCAGACGTTTCGTCATCTGATAGGTGTGTTGTAACAATTGATCTAGTGTATCAATCTTGGCCACCGCTGCTGGGGAAATTGTAGTTTGTTTCATGAGTACCTCCACAAAGTTTATTTATTTCTTTTGTTGCCCTTATTATACTATGAAACGAAAGAAATGTCAACATGGGATTTGAAATTCGACACAGGGTTAGGTTCGAGTACCATGGTTAGCGTTTCTGGCGAAGCTGCTTCTCGCGGAGCTTTTGTCCTTCTCTAATGTGGATATACCTCATAACTTCTTGATGATCCCAGGTAATTGCTATTACCCAGAAGTCCACTATCCAATCTAGTAGTCTCCGTCCCAAAAGTGCACCTCCATCGGTAGTGGTTTCATTTCCTCAATCTTGACCAACTCAACACCATGCAGGTTTGGATGTGTCGCCATCAGGAAATTCTTAGCGCCGGTGGCGTGCTCAGCTAATACCACAGCTGAACCACCTAATGCTTCTCCTGCAAACTCGAAATGATATATTCTCATAATACCCTCGATTCTTCGAATGTCATCGGCTCAATGATAGCGAACCGATCATCCTTAATATTTAGTAGTTCCTTTACTTCATCAATGTTTAGCGCGATTACATACGTGTGCGTGTCTTTATAGATACATCGCCACAGTCGGCGTTCGCTATTTACCCTCGGTACTTCCTCAAAGGAATATGTTGTGTATCCAATCACGTTCGGATTGAATATACATCGGTTGCATGGTTGTTCTGTATACTTCTTGATTGCATGTAAACATATACGACAGCGTGGATTACTCATATCCCTAACCTCAAACTTTCTTCGAATACCTGCAGGGTCAAAGCAACCTGATCCATCTCTGGATTAGCTGCCTTCAACTCCTCGTAACGTTCCATTCGCCACACTCGGCCTTCGACGATTGCTTTGTGTTCGTCGGCCATACCTTCGACTGCGTTAACTTCTCGTTTCAGATTGCCGTTCTCATCGATGAGATCTTCGTGGATAGCAAACCATAGGTTGCCGGTCTTAACTATTGTGTATGAGCTCATTAAGTTTCTCCTTTCGCTGTTTGATTAGTTCCTTATCTGGCGCATAGTGGCTTGTAAATTTACGAATTGTTTTCTCCGACAGGTGCCGACAGTGGTCGCAAAGTGGATCTATTGTCATTAGTCTTTTGCAGGTCAAACACTTAAACATTGTAGTGCCTCCTTCATTCCTTCCTCTCCACACCAGTCAGATACAAAGTGTAGTGCATCAGTCACTCTATTACCCTCATAGTTTTTAGGAGGCTCCATCGAGAGTATTTGTTCAACTAACATTCTTGCCGGTTTACTCATTTCACCATAGACTGTAAGTAACTGTAGATGTTCCAACACTGGTACGATTGTCTCGGTTCCCTCCATACTTGGTATATTCTTAGCGTGTCGGTATACCGCTCTAGTGAATATTTGATCTTTAGTACCATTGAAGAACTCAAATGCCTGTGTGGCTCTTTGAATGCTCTTTCCTTCCTTCGCCGCCTCATGCACCAACTGCTCGGACATGGCCTTTCTAACTTCAAGCACTAACATCTCACCTCGGATCAACGTCCACTCTTCATCTGTTATGAATGAATAAAGTTGGTCGTAAGCCTTCAACTTATTGCTCACTACATACATGTGTGCTGGGTTAACACAATTTGGTTCACCACAACATTGTATGATCTTGCTCCCTCTGCTGTTTGCTTCTGGATGACATAACAAGTAGATTATGTTCCTCGGTTTACGAACTCCCAGGGTCTTCCCGTGCATGCCGGGTACGTAAATACCTGACTGTAGTAGTGCCTCAGAGATAATCCAATGTGGTTCATAATCAACTGAGAATGGATCCTCAGGATCTATTGGTTGTGGTATGACACCTCTCTCCTGCATTATCTTAAAGGACTTCTGCCATAGAGCATCATTTGGTTGATCTGGATCTTCTAGATAGGTAAATGTGTTTAAGTTGTTCATAAATAACTCCTTTTTATTCTTATTATACTATGGATTATAACAAAAGTCAACTGGGGAATTAAAAGAATACACAAGACTAGAGGCTAGTTCCGTGAGAAACTCAAAATTGGTAATCATCAATTAGAGAAAATGGTTACTGTGTACGTAATCACAATCCTCTCAGATCCAAAAAATAACCAAAGAGAACCACGTAAAATCAGGGGTTATACATATTTGGTTGAATGGTTGTTATATTGTTATCCTGAAAATAATTGGTTCTTAGTACTTAATACAAAAAACGTGGTGTACCAGGGTTTTCTATCTTATCAATCTTGAATTCTGGTGTCCCAAACTAATATTAAAAAACAAAATTTCGATGACAACCAAAGATCCAAATGAATAAGACCCGCAGAAATTCGTGGTTCTTTGTGGATCTATTTTGGATCTGATTGGTTACT